GTTGGAAGACTGTAATCAACAGGCGGATATACAGTAGGTGCAATCGGCGCGGGAGCAATCGGCGCGGGAGCAGTCGGCGCGGGTGCAGTCGGCGCGGGTGCAGTCGGCGCAACTGGTGCGGGTGCAGTCGGCGCAACTGGTGCGGGTGCAGTCGGCGCAACTGGTGCGGGTGCAGTCGGCCCAACAAACTCATAAGGACTCGTCGGAACTAGATTGACGAACGACGTAGGCTCACCAAGGACGGGGCTCACACCCGGAGCTACAGCGATACCACCCCCCGGAGCAGCCACAAACGGTGAAGGCCCGACAGCAAGTCCACTTCCACCTCCATAGATCGGCATGTTGGCGAGATCGTAGGGGCTTGTTGGAAGCGCAGGAGGCAGCGTAAGCCCGCCACCCGTTGGAAGACTGTAATCAACAGTCGCGGGTGCAGCAGGCGCAGGACCAACCGGCGAAACAGGGTATGACTCAGCAACCGGTGCAGGCGCAGGCGCAAGCATGGGCTCAGGTGTGGGCGCGGCAAAAGTAGGTGCCGTTGCAGATGGCCCCATGTTGACGAACGACGTAGGCTCACCAAGGATGGGGCTCGCACCTGGAGCCACGGCGATACCTCCGGCTGGGGCCGACACAAACGGTGAAGGTCCCATAACGAGTCCTTCACCTGCACTACTCAAGGTGGGGGCGAGGGACGAAAGACTGAAGGGAGAGGACGCAAGCGCAGGACCAATCGAAAGCCCCGCACCTGTCCCACTCAACGTCGGAGCTAGACTTGTAAAGCTGTAGTCGGGTATGAAGGGTGTTGCAAAAGTTGGAGCAGCACCGGCAATCTCGGTTGCCAGAGAGGCACTCGTTGGAAACGCCAGTCCGCCTCCAACCCCCGGCGTAAGGCTATACAAAGACTCTCCTACGCCAGTAGTAAGCCCCGGCCCAGCAACGGAAGCTGCCGCTGGTGCCGCAGCCGTAGCCGCTGGTGCCGCAGCCGCTTGTGCGGCGTTATATCCACCGAGGCCACCTCCAAGAGCCCCGAATAGAGCGCCTGTCTCTACGTCCTGGTCAAGAACTTTTGCACGTACTGCACCAAGTCCAGCACCAACCAATGCGGAACCAGCCGTCGCGCCAATGGCCGCAGACAGTCCAATCGAAGAAGCGATTGCAGGAGCCGCAAAGGGAATAGCGATTGCCGCCGCTACGCCTATAACAGTCTTGACAGCTTTACTCATGATGTCCTCTCACAACGCCATTCTGACGTACATACACGACTTATTGAAGCCGAAACGATTTAGATAGATCTTCGCCAGTCGTTCTGGAGCGTACGCATCGAGAAACTGAACACCGTTAGCGCGTAGCCAATCGAGGATGGTCTGCCAGTACAGCGTCTTGAACCTCATCAAACCACGCCCTGCAAGAGCCATGATGTCTGCGCCCTTATGTCCGTTGGCGGTATTGAACTGGATCCCCATCACACACGCAGGTTCGCCGTCCTCGAAGCCAACAAAAACTGCCACGAGCCCGGTGACAGCCAAGATGTAGATATCTTTGGCGTCGAGTTCATCTTTGGCGATCTCATTGCCTTTGCAGGCAGCATCGAAATGCGGCTCCAACACAGGCCATAGCTCCATGACCCGCTCGGGTGTCAGCATCTCGATGGACATCGTGCTCATCACGTCGCCCCAGATGTCTTCCCAATCAGCCTATCGAAGAACTCAGTGCCCTTAGCCTTGACGATATGCGCTGGGATGACGTACTCACCCTCATGCGCGTTGATGAGCACTGATCCATCAGACTTCTTTGAGTCGGGCGTTGGTCCTCCACGTGCCATTGACGGGATCGGACCGCTTGAGACCTGGGACGCAGAGACCTGCGGGCCACCACCCTGCATCATGTTCTGCCCACCGACATCGGCCTGAATCGCTCGTGCCGCCATCAGGATCGTGAAGACCAAACCCTGGTCGTACTGCTGCGGAAGATCCTGCTCAGTCGCCAACCCCTGCTGAACGGCAAAACGCCGTACGTACGGATACATATCAGGGTTCTGGGCAGCCACCGTCGCAAGTTGAACCATCATGTTCAACTCTTGTTGCGTCAACTCACCAGTCTGCATCAACTGCACGATGGTGTTACGCAGTTGCGCGACCCCTTGGGGGTTCTGACCTGCAACTCTGGAGACTTCCATCTGCAACATCTGGGGGCTCATCGGCCCCTGAGGCATCTGGTTTTGTGGGGCCAGCCCCACACTACCGGGGGGTGTAGGCATACCACCAGGGCCAATCATTCCACCTTGCTGGTAGGACGGAACGAACGCACCGGGGGCCATCATCCCTGAGGAAATCCCAGTGTTGGGGTTTGGGCTCTGTTGCGGCACAGGCGTCCCGCTTCGCATCATGTTGGCAAGCGCCGGTGGTAAACCCATCGCCGCAGTGGGCATACGATTGTTCATGGTCATCCTTTCAGTTGGGTGATCAGCGCGTTCACCGTATTGCGCAGTACAGCAACGTCATTGGCAAGCTGCTGTACGTTACCGATAAGTTTTGCGTAGTCGTCCAAACTGGGTACCGTTACGCCGCTGATTGTAAAACCCGTACCCTCGGCAGTCACTCGTTGCATGTTCTGTACGGGAGGCGGAGCTACTGTGATTGAACCACGGATAACGGCTGCTGCGGACGCCGCAGAACCACCTCGTGCCCCAGTGAGGAGTTCGAGGTTCTCCTTCATCGTGTTAAGGGTGAGGTATTGCCAATCGGTCAGCCCTTGGTTCGGGATTGACGGGATCGTTGAGAAACGTGGTACTCGTGTAGTCATCACGCCTCCTTCAAGCCGATCATGGTCTCAGCCAAGTGGATCGCTCGAACACGGATATTACCTTCCACACCGACCTCAAACGTGTCAGTGCGATAGCCGGTTGGTAGGCGGAAGCCGTCCAGGTCATTGACTCCTGTAGTAAAGAGCAACTGCTTGTTTACCCAGAGCTTGAACGTGATTTCGTCCGGGTTGCTCCAACTGATCAACGATGATTCCCAGGCCACTACCTGAGAGTCCCACGTGACGGTAAGCGTCGAGTAGTCAGCGATGACCCGAGCGGCACCTAGGTTGATCATGTCCTTGGTCACGATAACCTTGGACTTCCACTGCATGGTGAGCGCGGGCTGAGAAAGATCATCCCACTCGTAGATGTCGCCAAGCGTCCCGGAGACGTAGTACAACTTGCCAGTCTGAGTGTCGTACCAAGAGGCAGTAAACACTGGCCCGATGTCGACAAAGAAGCCGCCCGTTTTCTGATCCTGTTCGAAGACGAAGCCACCCTGCGAGTGCGACGCAAGGTAGTTTTCTCCGTAGTACTCAGCCACCACCGTGGAAGGGTCAAGACTGACTGTCCATGTGTCGTTGTTGTACAGCAACCGTGTGACCAACGTCGGACCACTGTTCGGCGAGAAAACGGCCAAGCCGTCATTGGTGGACCACACGATGCCGTAACTCATCGTGACGACACTTCGGGGATTCAGACACGGATACAGCGCATCGACACGGTTGACACTGGCCCCAGACGCTGGATCTGACACAGAGACTACGTACGGGTAACTCTTAGTCAACACCAGCAAAGAACCCGCAGCCGCAGCAAGCGCCACGATGTCGTCGCCTACCGGAGTCGCGTACCCTGCGGGCCATGCGTGTGGTAGATCTGGCTCGGAGAAGTACAGCGTGTTACCAACAAACCCCACCAAGATGTTGCCCTGGATGGCGGTGAGCCCCTGAAGATCTTCAGGCGGAGGATCGTACTCATCAGACCCTAAGATCTCTGTCAGAGTACGAGAGTCGAAATCATCCGTGAAATCATAAGTGCCGTCACCCCAGTACCGGGCCGTCGAAGTCGGTGGGTCTTCAGAGACATCGTGGTACAGGGTCCCGGCACCAACAGTCGTGAAAGCCACATCACCTGCGACCTGGGCGTACTCAAACGTGTAGTCGTCGATAACGTCAGTAACGATGCCGCCCGTGATATCGAATGAAGCGTCCGTACACCCACTGATCTTGAACCGGTCATCGATCCCAAGGTTGTGCGGGAACAACAATGCAACCCGAGAGACATTGGACGTGCGCTGCACCGAGGCAAGCGCAGTGGGGAACCACAGTGTATTGAGAAGGAAGTACTCTGTGCCGGACGTAGACGCCAAGGTGCGGTAGAGCCGCACACCACGCACAAAGTTGTTGCCACTTGGCTTGACGGTCGGGATGTTTGACACCGTGACCGTGATGCCTTCCTTGATGAACAGGTTAGCCGACGGCTTCGACGCAATGGACTCTTCCCCCCACGGGGTAAACCACGTGAAGACGTAAGACCGTGCCTGCGTCAAGCCGCCAAGATCGACCTTTCCTGCCGTGTATGTACCTGTGGTGACTTGGAAGCCAGGGCTGAAGTAGGTGAGCGTCGTGCTGTTGACCACCGTGCATTCCACGTTGGTCGCGTTGAACGAGCGCAAGTCCCAGTTGACGTTTCCACTCGTCGTGGCCGACACAGACGCGATCACATCGAACGTGTTGGTAGTGACGTTGCTGATCGTGAACGTACCATCAGTGGCGGTGCCAGAGGTGAAGTCAAGTGTGACTGTTGCACCATTCGCCAGCCCGTGGTTGTTGATCGTTACCGTGATCGTGGTTGAAGCAGCTTGGTTGTAAGTCCCACTGGTAAACGTGAACCCGGAGACCGTGATGATGTTGCCCGTGCGCAACCCATGTGCGGCACTCGTAACGATGGTGGCAATGTTGCCTGCGTCACGTGCAAACGTGCTGGTGGACGCGGTTGTAAACGTCGAGGCCACCGTCGTCAGCACCGACGTATCCGGTGGAACGGGTAACCCCAAGTCGTAGTAGCCAATCGGATACGGCGGCGACCCAGTGGTCGCCAACTCGTAGTTGCTGATCTTTGGGCTACCGTCCCCCGTGTAGTAGAACCGCTGCTCATCCTGGAGGTTGGTCGAGGCAACCGCGATGTCGACGTTCGTGGTCCATGAAAGCCACTTCAAGTCGTTGGGATTGCTTGGGTTGCGCAGCGCGTAGAGCGTTTTGATTGCGCCCGGACGGGAGGTGTTGGCGACCACGACTGGCTGCGGGTAGGGGAGTAAATCCCCTGAGTACAACTTGCAGTTTGTAGCGATCTGCGCTGCCGTGTTCGGCAGCAACTCCGGGCTGATCTTGGGGGCTTTGCCCAGGAAGCTGATGATCTTGACGCCAGCCATCAGTAACTCCAGATCGCTGGATGCTCACGGATGTCGAGGTGCAGAAACCGCCCGTTGCCCTTCTGCTGTACCCCAATACCAGTGAAGTTGGCTTCGAGCGCGAGACGGAGCAAGGTAAGCGCATCCGCCCCACTGACCCCAATGTCTGCCGCAATACCCATCGAGTGCGTACCAGGAGACGCCTTGGCCTTCTCAACCGGATGGTTAGGGCAACGGTATCCTGACGTGATCACCATCGGCTTGCCATAGACCGTACGCAAGGCTTGTAGTCGGCCCAAGAAAACGGGGCTCATATCGTTGCGACCGCAGCCGCAACGACACGAAAACTCAGCCGCGTCGAAGTTCTTGTAGACCGACCAATCCATCACTGACGCCGTTTCTTATCAGCAACCGACCAACCCAGACCAGCCAACGTGGCGAGAGCAGCAACGATGCCCTCCCAGGTGGCTCCGTCGATACCCCAGGATACGGCAAACCCACCACCAACGGCAGTGAGGATGTGTCGAACGACTGCGGAGATGATAGTCGCGTTCATGTGTAGCTCCTTACTTCTTGGCTTTCAACATGCACTTGCCCATCGCCTTGCACTTGGCAGGATTGGGGCACTGGGCGCACGGCTTGAACACAGGACCACCCTTGGCGTACGACATGGGCTTCTTGGCTTCGGGCTTCTTCATCATTCCAGGCATGATCTACTCCTTAGGTTGAAAATCCCTCAGATCCCTTCACCGGGGGTAATATAAACCACTGAGGTACTGGTAGAAGTTGTACCGCTAAAGTACGACCCTGCGGCAAACCCGAAGATCTCAACGGCTCCGGGAAGGATCGGCACTGCACCTGCTGCGAGTGAGGCAGCAGCAGTCTTGGCAGCGGCGTCAGACGCCCCAACGCCAAGCAATACCACTTGCGTACCAGCGTTTACCACGCGGTAGCGGTTGGCTGGACGGGTCGTTGGGGCAGAAGACACCGCCTGTGCTGAAGTCGGAGCCGCTGCTGCCGCAGTGAACGTCACCGTCAGGCCGATGGGGGAAAAAGCATTGACTTCCATGAGTGCTCCTTAGGTAGTGATTGCTTGCAGGTCGGTGTTGGATAAACGTACGGGGTAGTAGGCGACGCGGCGAAGGTGCCCATGTAAAAAAAGATCAGTCCCAGTAGGTCCAACACCTAAATTCATAGTAGTAACTGTAGGTACTGTACCGACCGTATCAGTTTGTACTGATAATCCTTGGGCTGTAAAAGCGAAGTCATTAGTTTTATACGCAATAGCGGATTTTCTAACGACGTTTGCTCCGAACGCCGCTGAAGTACCCCCATAAAATCCTGCTTGCGCAGAACCTGAAGCACTGACTTCGCCAAAAGGATATAGATTAGCCCCTGTATTTGTAGAGTTCATGCTAATTCTATTATTCGCTGTGCCATCCGATAAAGACGCCATAGCGGGGAACTGACCTGATGCCCCATAACTAGCGACAGAAAACTCGGCAAAGAGCGTACCTTCAACACTATTAAACCAAGGTACTAACGTCGTAATAGTAGCCACATCAGCATTACGCGCTACTGCGCTACCCGATGTTGGGATAGCACTTGTAACAAACGCGCCCAGTTCTAGTTGCGGCAAACCAATACGGATTGTAACATCTACAGCACCAGACGCTGTAGATTGAACCCGAAGAAGTGGTTGGATCAATGCAGTGTTCGCAGGGGTGGCTGCGGTACTCACACGACGTTGTGTTTTTAATGCTGCGGATGTCACCGACAAAGCCGCGCTAACTGTACTACTAATAAAAGTTGGTGTACTATTGTAATAATCGGTTCTTATGTTGATTGCATTGACGTTAGTGAGCGAACCAGCTTGAAGTTTTAGATATAGTGATTGTGTCCATGTTTGAGACGCAGTAGTAGCAGTCGAACTATCTAGAAAAATTAAAGCGCTGCGTTGCGCAGTTACAGTTCCAGAAATACGGATATCAACATACGCTATACCATCATCAGTTCCAACTCCAGCGATGGCCGCTACTAACTGACTACCCGCCTCAAAGTAAGTCCAGTTCGTAGGAAACGTCCCCGGCGTTCCAGCTACGGCACCTACCATCGTAGAATTTTTAAGCGAGTTTGTTCTACCACTCTCAACCAAAAATCCTCGTAATGCTAACGTAGCAGGGTCGTAGTCAAACCGAGAAACGCCATTAGCAGCAGACTGCAATACACCAGCCGAGTCAAAATAGGTCGCATTACTGGCGCGGGTAAACGTAATTCTTGGATCGAGTGTATCTCGCCCAAGAAAGCTCAGATCAAGCGTCGCCGGGTATGGGGACGCAGACTGGCGACTACGAGGAAAGCGGTTAATTCTCATAGTAAGTCGCCCTAACTAAAAACATGGGTCCCAGAAAATTTAACCATTATCTTAGAGTCTGTCCGCGTCGATCCTGCGTTAAATACTTGAAGTACTAATTCGCCCCCACTAACTACAAAGGGTGATGAACTTAGAGAAACTGCACCAGGAGCATAGTAGTTTTGCAGCGTCGCTGTTAGGGAAGTTCCGTCATATGCGATAGCCAGTGATCCAGCCCAAACAGAGGTGCCTAAAGAGGTATATACAACTACTGAAACAGTACCATTAAATACTCGCCCAACACGAACTATAGGAATTTGTGTAGTTATTGTTGGTCCTGAAAGAGTAACGCCGTCTTTGGCAACACTCCACCCTCCGGAAGTAATTTGTAAGTTAGCAGTATCTATAGGGTTAGAACATGCCCTATAAAAATTTGCGTCGACAAATCCATCCCCCAATACACCAGTCCCACAATTCGTAATTGAGTTGTCTAACACTTGCGCATTAGAACTCGCGGGTAAGAAAATCCCAGTCGTACAACCACGTACTATATTACCCTGAACATGGACGGCTGGAGAATTATTATCTAACTCTATTCCATATGTAAATCCAGTGATCACATTCCCGGAACACACTACATGTTCTGCATTTGGCCCCCGTGGATCGTATTGAATAGCAATACCGGATCCTCCCACGGTACCTGTTCTGGTAATAGTATTTCCCGTAATAGATATGTTAGTGGGTGTGTATAATACTCCACTGATGTCATTATCTAGAAATCGAATACCATCCCCCCAAATAACTTGGTTAGTTAGCTCACCAATCGTAATCGTATTGTTACTAATGACGATATTTCGGCACGCTTCTTCTACGTGAATAGCTTCCCCCGCAGTCAAACCATTAAAAACATTTCCTGTAATCGTACAATCAGTAACTGTGGCAAGCCCAATATGATGGACAGACCCAGAAGATGGCGATCTAATAGTCTCAAAAATATTATCTGAAATAATAATATTTTTATGTACACCAGAGGGAGAGTTTGGAGACCAATGTGCTGTGTAGTTTTCGTAAAAACGATTACGGGAAATTATCCAATCCTGCTCCGTTGCTTGGCTAGCATTAGTCTTAAGTATCGTGTAATACCAGTTATGGATAGAAGAATCTAACAACTGGAAGTTGTTAGTCTCAGTGCCTGCGGCCGATGGAAGATTAAAAAGATACGTAAAATGCGTAGGCGCAGTCAAGTAATTATTACTAGATAAAAGTTCACATCCTGTAATAGATATATTTTCTCGCTGGCCGGTGCCAAAAATGAATAGACTCGCAAGTTGATTACTGAATACTGTAAGTTTGATCTTTAATTTATCGAATGTAATATTGCTGTTGCTAATTCCAAAAACATTGAGATAGGTGCTTCCAGTAGTTCTAATATCAAGAAAACTTTCTGCCCCATCGCCAAATATAGTCGTACCTGCGGCAATACCACCTATACCGGCTGCATCCGGCAATAAAATAATGTAGTGCCCAGCCGGAATATATAGACGTTTACCAGCGGCAGCAGCCAAAGCAAGTTTTATAGCATCGTAATTATCTGTACTCCCATCCCCAACACCATAGGCGCCGAATGAAATAAAATCATTAGACGCTGCTTCTAAAACACTTTGCGCAGTAATCCGCATCTCAACACGAGAACCAGCAGCAAAAGATTGCGCGGTTGTGTTGTCTTGCGCCCGAATAATTGTCATTGAGTCACCGATACGAGCGGTGACTTTAACAATCTCCTGGGTCCCCCCAGCACTAATAAGAGTCGCGTAAAAATAATCTCCCGCTAGCAATGTAGGGAATAGTGCTCCTGTTCCAGCAGCAACAGTTACCCCAACGTCAGACGCACTAATAGTAGTCGCAGTTGTGCTAGAAACATTATTTTTAAGTTTGATAGGCATTTCAGAACCTCACAGAAGTAGATAATCGCCGCCAGAAAAGGTAGCCGCAAGTATGTTTTCTACCGTTACGCGAAGTTCAGCGCGACTATTTGGAGGAAATGGAATAGCCAGAGTACCGGACTGCGCCCGTTCAATGGTCATAGTGTCATCAGTACGGGCAGTAACTTTGACAATCTCATAGTTGTTGTTGACATCGACCAGGGTGAGTTGAAAGTTTTCGCCTGTACCAAGCGTGGGGAACTTAGCTCCATCACCGGTCGTCACTACAAGAGTTGTAGCCGTGCTAGAAACTCCAGCAGGGAGCAAGGAAAAGGCATTGTTTTTGAGTTGTACCGCCATATCACACTCCAAACGGTTGCATCCGTACCCTCATCATCCCACGAACATTACCTAGATTGGCTCGTGCGCGACGCTCCGCAGTCTGAAATGAATACTGTTTGGCATGATACGAGGCAAGTTCTCGATCAGCCCAGGCTTGGTTTGGTAACACTAGAAGATGTTGTAGCGCCCCATGCATGATGGCTTCTTCGAGGTCGTCAAAAACCACCTCGTCCATCCCGGTTGCCGTTTTCTTGGGCTTGAGCGCCAAAAACATTCGACACTGATAGGTCGTCTGTGCGTCAGGTAGAGGTAGGATGATGTACTTGTCAGGGCTGATCTGGGTAATGGACTGCGGAGTCGACGCATCAGCTACGATGGCCGGAGGCAGAACATAGGAACTGCCCTGATTGAACTGCGCACCGTTGTACTGCGGCGTATTGAACGTCGAAAGCGGAGGAGTCAAACTCCACACAACAGAGGGATCCTGCCCGCTGTACAGATCAGCCCACTGCGGGTACAACTCGATGGCTTTCTCCATCGTCAACCGCTCCAGAGGGCGGTCATTGACCACCGCCTCAAACATCACGTGGACATCAGCGTTGGTGGGGCGGTTGTATGCGTACTCATGTACCCCCGGCAGTAAATTGAACAACGGTACCTGATACCGCCATGCCAGCGTTCGCTCACAAGTGCGGATAGCCGAGTTCCTGATGTACTCCAGGATCATCGGATACGGACAGCCTGGGACGCTCGGATTCACCCGAGACACAAGCGAGGCAAACGCACGATCAGCCATCAAATCACCTGCTTCTCGTCAAGGCCGCTGGGCTTGGTGTCAGTGACAACCCGCGACTGCAAATTCGCCCCAAGTACCTGGGTGTACATATCCTGGAACTGCCGGAATCGGTTGGGGTCAATCGTCGGATTCTCGACTCCAGCTACTAGCATCACTACCCCGGCAACGATAGCGGGCTGAAATGAGTCCGGCAACAGTGCAATGGACTGGGACGCGGTGTATACCGGAGGCGACTGCGCGTACTCACCAGACAGTACAACTCCAACCGATGGCTTGGGGTACAGGAAGTACTTGTTGGGGTTGCGGATGTGCCGCATGTAATTGACCGGCAGTCCTGCGGCGTCAGCCCGCCACTGCGGGTAGGACTGGTCCATTGCCTCACGCGATACTTCAGTAATCGCGTTGCCGTTCTTGACAGCGAAGATGTTGACCAGTCGGATCGAATCCGCAGGCATGGACTGTTCGACAACACCAGCCGTAGTGCTGATGTCGGTCATCAACGTGAACAGGTCGGGTCGCAACAACGCCGTTTGCCGCAGCACTTGATTAACGAAACTCAGGAGCGCCGCAGCACTGTATGTATCAGATGTGCGCAGCAACCCGTTGTCCTGGGCCAATCTGCGGGCATCCGCGATGATGTCGTTGGGCGTCACTGCGTGCCTCCTCGGGCTGCACCAACAGCACCGTCTTCCATGTCGGTGAGCGCCCGCGCCTGCAAGGATACACCCAATGACTGTGAGAACGAATCGAGGAACATCTTGGCACGTGCCATACCGACCTGTGAAGCGTTGTCGGCATTGTCCACAGACAGCACGTTGTAGACCGTACCATCCACGACTGCGGGGAGGTAATCGTCCGGCAGCCCAGTGATGGTGTCGTTCAAGGCGTACGTCGGCTGGATCTTGACGTATTCAGCCACAAGCTGGATGCCTGATGCAGGACGAGGGTACAAGAAGTACTTGTTGGGGTTGCGGGCGTGGCGCATGTACTTCACAGGCGTACCCGCTGGCTCGATTGCCCAGTTGATGTTGGTCCGGTCGAACTGATCACGATCAACTTCTTCCAGCGTGTTTGCGTTGACGACTTGAAAGATCTCAACGAGCCGGAAGGAGTCAGACGGCATCGTCTGGATCACGACGTTGGGTGTCGTGCTGATGTTGGCGACGATGGTGAACAGGTCAGGACGCAGCATCACCATCCGCTTGATGGTGTTGTTGACCAGGATGAGTAGGGTAGCGGCGCTGTATGCGTCCGGCGTCCGAAGAAACGCGGAGTCCTGCAAGACACGGCGTACGCTATCGATGACATTGTTCGGTGTCACTGAGCACTCCTTTGCGCAGCACCCACGCCACCACTCTCCATGTCTGTCACCGACCTCGATTGCAGATCGACCCCCAGTGACTGCACGAACGAATCAAGGTACATCTTGGCGCGACCAGAGCTTACATGCTCATTGTCGATAGACTCCGCAAGATACACCGTACCATCAACCAAGGCACTGAAGTACGCATCGGGCAACACCGCAATCGTCTGAGCACCCGTATAGGTCGGCGGCGTTACGACGTACTCACCAACCAACTGGATACCAGCAGTTGGGCGCGGGTATAAAAAGTACGCTCGTGGATTGCGCGGGTGCCGCATGTACTTGGTTGGAGTACCGGAAGGATCCGTCGTCCACTGCGAGTAGGCCCGATTAAACACATCCCGGTCAACCTCCTCAATGGAAGCGCCGTCTTTGACACGGAAAATCTCAACGAGTCGCACAGCCGTAGACGGGAGCGTCTGTTCCGCTGTATCCGCGACTACGTTGATATCCGTGACGGTCGTAAACAAGTCCGGACGAAACATCACCATGCGGCGGATCGTGTGGTTGACGAACCCCAGCAGTACCGTATCGGAGTAGCGGTACGGTAGCTTCGTGTCCTGCACCAGGATACGAGCTTCGGCGATGACTTCGTTCGGAGTCATTACGGCAGACCTCGACTGGCGTCAGCGGCCAGTTCCACGGGAGTATACGGCGGAGGCTCGGGGATGTCAGTAGTTGAAAGATCCAACGCTGCCTTGCGTTTGGGGCGTCCAGGCTTAGCTTTCGCCGGTTGAACTCCAGGCTCGGGCTCTGATACAACCTCAACATGCGCCGGGATGAACCGCTCAGGGTACGCGATCTCTTCCGGAATCACCTCACATGCTGGGTTCGCCGCCATGATGGGGTTGTAGTCATAGATGAACCCATCCTTTCTGACACGGATGTACATCTTGCTCATTTGCCGAGCTTCCTCAGTGTTTGGGCCAGTCGCGCACGTTGACCCATTTTCCCCGGCTTTTTGGCTGCCGCAGCCAGTTTCGCGGCGGGGATCGTCTCCCCCTTCTTGACGCCCATCGACTCACGTAGAGCACCGGGCTTCTTGATCGCCTTCTGAATCCATTTCTCAGCCATGATCAACCCTTTCGCTTTCCTGACGGGGACACAGGCCAGGACTGCCTAGCAGGTCCAGTCTTTTTCGCAGACATCGCCTTACGCTCAGCACTGCTAAGCTTTTGGGCTGCGGCAGCAGGTCGGCAAGCAGGGTACGCACGGGAAGACTTCTCAGAGCCGGAACGACCGCACTCCTTGCCGGTCTTCACATCGACCCACTTCTCTCCGAACCACTTGCCGAGACCACCCTTAGCCACGCTTTTTCACCCGGTTGTCAGCGCCAGACCACGTGCCACCGCGCTTCTTGTACTCCTTGGCGGCCCAGGCATTGGCGTAGGCCGACGGGTACACGTCGAACTTGGCCTTGGCTGCGGACTTCACACGACTCCACAGCGCGGGGTTGTTGGGTTTGGATTCAGCCATGTCAGCAGTTCCACGCCCGCAGGCTCTTGTTGATACGACTGTTCGGATCGTTGGCTGTCTTCTCAGAAGTCAACTTCTTCTTCATCCCTTTCATCCGGGCACAGAAGGAATCCCGTCTTGGACCGCCCTCAGGCTGTGGGGGCTTCAGCCCCGGCTTGCCTGGATTAGCACGGTTGTAAGACGCCCGCCCAGCGGCGTTCAGGCCCCCCTTGGGGTCTTTGCCTTCCTTGCGTTGCCATGCGGGTGTCTTAGCCATTACGCGATCCTTTCTGCGGAAACGATTGCCGAAGGGATAGCCGGAACTGCGGGCGGACCAGCCACTGCTGCCGTGTGATCAAGTGTCACAGCGACGTTCTCAGGAAGCCACAAAACCTGAACGTATTGTCCTGCCGTTACCGTGATATAGAACACGATCTGAAAGAATGCACTGCCGCCATCACCGACCTTGGGCACCGATATTCTCGTAGCAGAACGAACGACATTGACTCCATCAAGTGCAAACCAAATTGTCACGTCGTGATCAGCAGCATCCGAGTTGGTAAACTGAAGGTTCGGCATCACGGCGTAAGTCCCCGCCGCAGCAAACGTCAAGCGCGTGAAATTTGAGCCGTCTGTCACCATCGTGATGCCAGCGCCTGCCACCTCAGTCGTGCCGAACTTCACAGCCGTGGCAGCCGTTGTGCTACCTGTCTGATCGGTGATGTCTGAGAACGCAGCGTAGGCACGACCTTGGAGGACACTATACGGTACCTTGCCGCTGAGCACGTCAATATTCGCAATGTTCACCTCACCCGTGCCCTTGGGTGTGATGTTGATGTCGATATTGGTATCAGTACCATCAGCCGCCAATGTGTTGCCGCTAAGATTACACCCCGCTGAAACTGCGCTCGTTGCCAACGTCGTGGATTCAACAAGTGTCAACCCCGTGAAGGATCCTGAGAGCGTCACGCCAGAGATGGCCCCACCCGTGATGCTGACACTGTTGGAGTTCTGAGTAGCCATCGTACCAAGACCGAGGTTAGTACGGGCATTCGCAGCAGTCGAAGCCCCAGTACCCCCATCCGCAACGGCAAGGTCAGTAATACCAGTGATGGTGCCGCCCGTGATGGCGACCTTGGTCGCAGAGACTGAACCAGTGCCGTTAGGCGCAAGAACAATATTGCCGTTGGTATTAGTGCTAGAAAGCGTATTTCCTGTCAGACTAAGGTTACCTACACTGGCGGAGACAGTGCCAACCTTGAGTGCCGTGGCAACACCTGTGCCGCTATAGACGATCTTCTCGGATGCGGTCGGACCGTCGTCAACATGCAGTAGTTGATCGTAGGTGCTGGCAATCGTACTGCCGGTCAAGTTGGTTGGCATCGCCGACTCCTATTTCTTCGCTTCATGCTTAATATGTTCCCAGGCTGCAATAGCGAGAAAAACAACGATAGCCCACAACCCCGCACTTGCAAGTTTGGAGAAAGCGTCGGATTTTGTTTTGTCCCACCAACCAGCTTTGGCAATGGCTTTCTCGTGCGCAATCCTATGACCGTGGGGATCCCCCCCAGGGAAAGCCTCGGAAAACGTCTTCTGAAGCAACGCGAACTGCTTGTCCATGTGTGTAGTCAGATGCTGTTCATGCTGCGTGAGAGCCTTTGATACCGCTTCTTGGATCATCAGGGCTACCTTGTCCTCTGTCAGGGCGGCTTGGCGGCGCTCGGGGCCGATATAGTCCGTCATTCTTAGCCTCGCACGTCTTAGCTACTCACGACGGAGTGACAAACGCAGACCCATCAGCAACATACCAAGGATCAACGGCAGCAGATCCGTCTGCAATCATCAATCGCTTATTGGTTGTGTCATATATAACCTTCCCAAGAACTTTATTTGTGGTATTGATGGCGTTAGCAATTGCCGCAATATCAGCAGCCGCAACGGTTTGCAGAACAAGTCCGCTCGATAGTGTTTGTTGCGCAGTAAAAGTTTGGGCTGTATCTATTTTTGCGGTATCAGCGTCGTAGCCCTGAACACTGGTTCCAATATTTGACGCTAACAAAACATTACTACCTTCAACAGCAATAACTCCTGCGGATGCTCTTGTAATAGTAGTATCAGTTGCAGCACCTAGTTCAATCGCAGTAAATCGCGGAGAATCCCCGGTACCAAGACCGAGACTAGTACGAGCAGTTGCGCCAGATTCCGCAACCCAGTTTGTACCGTCACCAACAATAATGTTTCCGTCTGTTTTTGAAAGCCCAGATATGTCAGTTAGCGCAGAATTAGCTGCCTGTTTCTCAGTGTCAAGTTCATTTATCGCGTCCTGCACTGTAGTCGCTAAAATATTACCTGCGGGATCATTACCAATTAAAGCCGCGCCACTGGCAGCAGCTAAATCGCTGACAATTTCGTTAATCGCGCCCTGAACAGTTACAGAAGAAATTATTCCTGAAGGGCTATTACCAATTAGTGCAGCGCCGCCTGAAGCTGCGAGATCCGAAGCAATCTCAGCAATCGCGGTTGGTACAGTCGTAGCTGAAATAAACCCAGCAGGCGTATACGGCAGATCTCCCACGAGCCCCGTGGCAAGTTGAGAACGCACGATGCGCTTAGTCACGTTTGCGTCCGTATCGAAGATCACCAACTGATCACCACTGGCAGTGTTTGCACCAGTGATTGCATCAAGTTGCGGAATCCGCTTCGCCGTCATTTCTCTCTCCTGTGAACAGGGGGCCGAAGCCCCCTGTTATCACACCGTCGCGCTGAACGGAGTGACCTCAACACCTGTTGCAATGATGTTGCCATGCACCGCATACAGGTTTGCCGCAACGTCGATCAACGTGAGGATACCTCCAGCGAGACCGCCAGAAGTAGTGCCATTCATCGTGATCGTATCGCTCGTCGTCGTAGTACTGAACTCAGTCCCAGTACCTGCGGCTTGGTCAGTAACGTAGATCGAGCCTGACATCACATCGGTGTTGTCGGCCACCTTGATGATGTTGTTGTTACTCGTTACAGCAGTCCCAGTCGTGAAGCGGAACACCGCACCCGAACCAGTAGCCGCAGGCAACGTCGCCGTCACCCCAGCCGCTCGATTGAGCACAATGATCTTGTCACTGTGGGCTGCTGTCGTCACAGCAAGCGTAGCATCGGCTGCCGAAACCAACCGCGTCGACACGTCCGCAGCAGCATTGATCTCAGCAGCCGTAGCTGCCAAAACCGTGCCGCCAATGGACGGTGTAACTAGGTTGAGATTGTAGGCGGTCCCACCCTGAAGGGTGGGGTTGTCTTGGGTTACCCCGCGATAGACACCCATGATGAACTCCTTTCATAGACAGGGGCCGAAGCCCCTGCCAAGTTACGCCACGTAGTTCGCCGACACATTCGCCACGATAGCGAAGACGTTCACCACACAGTTCGTCGGCACTGCGGTGTTCAACAGCAGGTCGATGGTGTCTGCCGAGCCGTAGACCACGGGGTTGGCAAGGTTGGTGATGCCGTAGGCAAGCGCGTTGTTCGCCAGAGCGTTCGTGTACAGGTTGGTCGTACCACCCGTCGTACCGAGACTGAACGTCCCGGTCGTGTTGGTCGATTCGACCTTGGTCACTTGGCATCCAGCGGACAGAACCACGGATCCAGCCGGAAGTTTGATGACTTCCATCGAATCGCCCGCGACCAGTGCGGTAGCCCCAGCAGCAGAACGCGCCGCGACAATCGCCGCGAAATCAAGTTTGACCTCGAACTTCGAGATCGCGGTGACTTCAGCCGGGAACGCAGCGGTGCCCTGATTGAAGCCGAGGGAGTCGGTATATGCAGCCATTTCAGTTTTCCTTTCAAAGTATTCGAGCAACAGGGGCCGAAGCCCCCGTCATCAGAACTGGATCACAGCGGTCGACAGAGCTTCCGGCTTCACCACCTTGTACCCGTAGACCTGGAGGCCACGGATGATGTTGCCGAAGGTCGACTCACTACGGATGGTTTCCATGTTCGTCATCTGCGATGCGAACGTGAAGCCCATCTTGTGACCGGCGATGATGTTGTACTTGCTCGAAGACACATACAGGTTGTGCGACACGTAGACCGTGAAGCGGTCGATCATGCCCAGGCGACCGTTGCGGACGATGGAGGTGTTATCGCCAGTCAGCGAAGCATCCTTCAGTTCCGACTTCTTGATCAGACCAGCCATCTTGGCCGGGATGACCACGTAACGGTCCATCTCGGGGCAGTTCGCCTCGTCCAGCACGGTGCCCATGTCGACCAGCAGGTCAACGACAGACGTGGTGCTCGAAGCGCCATCCTTGGTCACGGTCAGCGGCGAAGCATTGGTGCCCAGGTTGAACGACGCAGAGATGGCACCAGCCGTGGCACCCTTGTTCTGAGCCGAGATGTCGGTCAGCATGTCGGTCAGGACACGCTCGTCGATCTTGATCTTCATACGCTCGGAAGCGTCCTTCGACCAAGTATCCATCAGGTTGATGTCCGACTGAACCTTGTCCACATCGTCCTCAACGCAGGCAAAGTACTCGCCCTTGTCGATGACCAGTTGCAGCTTCGGCTTGTCGGGGTTCTCAACCGTCAGGGTCTGACCCTTGACGTACGAGCGGATGGTGATCTCCGGCGTGGTGCGGATGTTCACCGTGTCACCGAACTGACGAATCTCGCCTTCGTAGTCGGTGTTGCTGATGGCAGCCAGAACGGTTGCATCGTAGAAATTCTCGATGAGCTTACCGCTCCAGATCTCCGGGATGAAGTTGCCGCTATAGTTCGGGCGGCCCGGTGCGACGGGATAAGACATGATGTAACTCCTTCAATCAGGCATTGACGACAATGCGATTCTCACGCTGTGCAGCGAAGATATCGCGTTCAAGACGATCACGCTCCTGTTCACGGCCTTTGTACTTCCCCGACCGGACATCGTTGAAAAATTTCTGAATGTCCTGGGGGGTGTACGTTTTAGCCTTGTTGGCAGACGCAGATGTTCCGGAGCCTCTCGAACGTCCGGGGGTAACCTGCCTCTCCAACTCAGATGCCGCAGGGGCGCGACCTGGGGATTGAGCAACAACGGCTTGTCCAGAAATCTCAAGCCAAGTACGGAAGATACTGGCAACGCGGCGGGCGTCGAGCCCACGCTGAGCGTCGTCAAGGTACGTCTGGCGGCTAATGCCAGTCAGCGGGTCAGCCTCAAGAAGCCACGACTGGAACTGTTCGTTCGAGTTGATATCCCGGAAGTTCGGGATAGCGGTTCCAAGGTCAGCCCAGAACTGCTGCTCTGCGCTCATATGCTGCCGATGTGCAATGTTCTGCACTTGCGGCACCACGTGAGTCTGCATCTGCTGAAGGACCTGCTCAAGACGCATGAGGCGCTGCATGACCGGAGAAGCCTCTTCTCTCGACACTTTGCGCATCATGTCAATCGAGTCTCCGTACTCCTCGACATCCTTATCCGTCACAAGTCTATCAACTTGTTGTGGCGTGGATGTAGCGGCGGAGGTCGACCGAGCAGACAGCGATGCAAGCAACTGCTCCATCTGCTGAAGACGTTGGGTCATCTCACGGTTATGCTGATGCAGCCGTGGGACCTCAGCGTTGTACATGCCCTGAAGCGTTTTGTACTTCTGGGCAAAGTCTTCCGATTGGGTTTCAGCACCCGGTCTATGCTCACTCGCGGGTGCTGGAGCAGCAACATTCGGATCAGTGTTCTCGTCGGCTGGAGGAGCACTCTCAGACGTGACGGTGCCATCGGCTGCGGGGGCCGCGCCTGTGTTGTCGTCAGCGTTGAGTTGCTTGTACAACTCCTGAACTGCCTCGGTCTGCTTGCGAATCTGCTCTGGAAGTGCCATGTTGAACGCTCCTGTCGGTATGCGTGATGAAGCGGCGAGTTACGTCATAACTTTGCCGCGACGGCAGGGGCTTCTTTGGCGAACTCAATGAGTTCGACCACCATCTGGCAGCGCCCCTGAAAGACTGCCGGATTGTCAACCGCGTATGGAAGTCGCTTGATCTCGTGCGCCAGCACGTTCTCCAGCCACACCAGAAGCTCCGGATGCTGACGAACGGCCATTGCTACGCCTTTGGTGACTTGCGGTTCTGGCCGAATCATGCGGCCATCCCACTCACGCGGCTTTGAACCGTGTTGGCTTCCATCCCACCTTTGGGAGAGCCGTCAGGACGCTCAGGAGTCGCGGCAGGGGCTTGAACCTGCTGTTGAGCAACAGCAGCCATCGCCCGAGCCTGAATGCGATTCTGATAGTCCGACTTCTCCCGAGATGGAACAACTTCCTCCACGGGCATTTGCAACCCTTTAGCCACCTCACGAAGGATGGTGGCTCGTCCCTCCTTGCCCAGGATCTCAAGATCCACGGGGTTGGCGGTTGCATTGAGAAACTCGATACGGCGAATGTTGACGGTCTCCTTGACCGCGAGGTTGATCGCACCCTTGGCAACCACCTCGACATCGCCCTTGATGGACTCGTCCTCGTCGTAGCGCATGTTGTACACGAACTGACGCATGACGATGGGTTTGACGACATCGCCGTCGATGTGCATGACAACCTGCCGGATGCCCTTACCCGCCGCGCCCATCAGCATGGACAGGCCAGACGACGTACGCCCAGCACCCTGGACGTTGAGGTCGCCGTAGACGTAGGCCGGGATACCGGAGTGGTCGTCAGCCAGACGGCTGAACTTCTCGTACACAGCCATCAACTCGCTGGCACGTGAATCCGGCTGCGTGAACCGGATAGCCGGTGCGCTTGAACCCACGGGGTCGTTGATGGTCTGCCAGATCTTCCAAGGCGCAAGCTGCGTGATGTCCTCGTTGGGCGGCAGACGCTCGACGTTGACCTCGACCTGCGGCCCGCTGCTGATCCCCATGTTGTTGACCAGCGCACGAGCAGCGGCGTTGCAGACGTTCTGCAAGTCCTCGATGATCTCGGGAATGCCCTTGCCCCAGAACGCTCCGGGGCACTTGATGAACGAGGTCTTGGCGTACGGCTTTTCGCCCAGCGGGTCGTAGTTGAGCACCGCCTTGATGACGTAGTTGCCCACCATCCACACGTTGGCGTCGTACTCACGTGCCGGATCCGGGATGTCCTCCTCGGTGAGACCCCATTCCAGCAGCATCTTGCCACTGACTTTGCCCCAGAACTCCAGGGCATCGAACTCGGTCGTCGGGCGCATGTAGGCGTAGTACTTGCGCTCTTCCTCGTCCTTCTGGAGTTCCACGTCTTCGTTGATCCATGAGGTGCCGTTTCCGTCCTCAAGAACCTGTCGGATGGCATCCTCGTCGTAGCCAGGAACCCCAATCAAATCAGCAAGTTCCATCCGCGTCATGCGGTGAAGCTCGAAGATGTAGCCTTCGTTGAGATTGCTGATCCCCGGTTCGGGGTAGATGTTGAACGGATCCACCCGCTCGAACTCAGGCGCAAGCCGCTCGATGGGTTCGACGTACGTCTTGCCATCCGCGCCAGTCTTCCATCCCAAGGCCCGCTGCCTGCGAACCACCGGCCCCTTGATGAAGGCAGTGGGGAAGGTCACGATGTCGGTGATGAAGTCGTTGAACGCTTCTTCCCAGCCGCCCTGGGCGAACTGGTCCTGGATCTTGATCTTCATCCGATCAGCGCGGGTCTGTGCCTCACGCAACACGGAGAACCTGTAGTCCTGCGAGACCATCTCCCTCAACTCGCGCATCTCGTCGATGTTGGGGGCCTTACCAAACTCCTCGACCATCTTGAGCACCCGCTCGGCGAACATCGCCTGCACTTCGCGGGACTGCACCGGGGAGAGATCGGGGATGGGCGTGGCGTGGAGATCCCACGGAGGAGAGCCACTATCGAGCAGGATGTCCCGCAGCCAAGACTCCGCAGCGCGGCACTTGACCTCGGTGATCATCATGTAGATCTCAGAGCCGCCCTGACCCCGGATCTGCTGGAGCTTGTCAGCCTCGTACTCGCCGTTGCGTTGCCGCATGGCGCGAAGCATCTTGTACTCAATGGGCCGCTTGGCAAGGCGGGCCACATCCCAGCACTCCCGCAGATGTGCCGCCAGCCCGAGGATCACAGGCTGGTTCTGACGCTCCTGCAACGCACGTTGCGTTGCCTCCTGCTCTTGCTTGGCAAGATCAGCGTTGGAGACGACTCGCAGAAAGGTCAGACCGGCCATATCACTTCTTCGGCGGGGGCATCTGCTTGCCCTTGGTCGGAGGGTAGTCCTTGCGGGTTTCCTTCTCGGCCTTCATCTCATACTTGCGCCGCTGTCCAGGCGGAAGCGCCGAGAGTTGGTCAATGTCGATGGGAGGCGGCCCCATACCGGGGCGGTACTCCTCGATCTCAATCTCGACCTTGGTCGGCGTCTGCGACTTGGTAACCATGCCGCCCTTCTGATACGAAGGAACTGCTGCGCCACCCATCTTGGGGTTGCTCGACGTTACCCGGAACGGTTTACCTTGTCCGCACTGCATAGTCACTCCTCATCCCGTCAGGGATTTCCCAGCAAGTATACACACGATGGGACAAAAGAAAACCCCCGGATCGCTCCGGGGGCTAACCCACAACTACTGGTGGGGAGGGGAGGTGACAACTGCGGACGCAGCATATCACGTCCACCCAGCAGCCGCAACGGGTTTGATCTCCCGGCGAATCGAAAGTTTCTGCCCGTCGCCTGCGTTGCCAATGTGAAGCATCAGGTACTGAAGCGCCTCGGCCACGTGCGAGTGCTTGTTCTTGTCGATGTCCCCATCGCCCTTGGGCTTGTAGCGGTAGCCCCCCATCATGGCCGCTTTAAGCTGTGTGCAGCGTGGGTCCACCAGGAACGCCGGGTCCCCGTCCACCTGCCGCATGAGGTACTCATCGACGGCGTTGATCCGCGCTGACACGTTGTTCGTCTTGGCCGGGATAACTTTGAGGCTCTCCGCCCTGATGATATCCACCGCGCTGCGCTCGTCGGTCTGCGCCCGCTGCACCCCCGACGGGTCAACTACAACCAGAACAGGCGCACCGGGGAACCGCTCGTACAGCAGAGGCTTGAGCATGGTGCGGATAAACCGCTGGATGCCCATGTCGAAACTGACACACTCGTCCAGTATGAGGGCTCTACCCCGTGGGTCCTGCTGCCCCAGCACTGCCGCTGGTGTGAGCCCCAAGTCCATCCCCACGACCACAGGCCGTACGCCGTTGAGTATGCACCTCAGCCGCTCCGACGCCATGTGGTAGTCAGGTCGGAAGTACTTGTACACCGGCATACCTGCCGATGACAGGCCGTACTCGCCATCGATGTAAACCCGGATGTACTCCTCGGAGCGACCCTGCGTGTCGTAGTACCCTTCGGGCAGGTTCTCCACGTTCTCGGCGTACGGCGATCTGCCGGACGGCTGCTTGAACACCGCCCAACCGTTGTTGTTCGGCGACACACCATCCTTGGCGTCCAGCCCTTCCATCTGGTAGTACCACCACGTGTCCATCGTCGGCGGGTTGGTATCCCCCCACATGCCATGCCACGTGGGTCCGCCGTCCTTGGCGCTGGGGTACCGTCCGATCCGCTTGCTCATCGCGTCCACGATGTCGGGGTGGATATCCCTGCACTCGTTGAACCACGCGAATGTCAACTCCAGCGAGTTGAGGTTAGCCACGTCGTCCGCGTCATCCAACGCCCGGAACATGATCTCGCACTCGACATCCCCCACCTTGAAGAAGTACGTCTTGGTGGTCCGCATGTACTCGCCGCACTGCCCCGGTGGGAACCAGTCCAAGAACGTCTTGATCGTCGTGTCCTGCAACTGCCGCGCCGTCTCGCGCACGATAGCCGCACGGGTTTTGCGTACGCCATTGGCGTTGGGCTTCTGCATGGACGCCCGTCGCACGATCTCGAAGCTGGAGGTCACGCTCTTGCCACTACCCACAGGCCCCATGAGGACGCGCATCTTGGCGTCACTCTGCATGAACTTCTTGCCCGTAGGGGGCGGCGTGTAGTTGATGTCAAGCGGCATGAGCTACCTTCGGCAGAACCACCACATACCCCCAGCCCCTCTTCTTGTTGCCCACGATCTTGGTCCGGTAGGTCAACCCCGCCCTGGACAACTCGGCTTCCAGCGCCTTGGTCTGAACCGAACTGTTGAGACGGGCAGCGGGCATCCCGTCGTAGGTATCACTGAACTTACTCTGAATACTCAAGGGCAGGGCTTGCTGCATCCTCAGCCTCAATGGTGGTTGCTTCGATGGTACGTGCGTCCTTGGGGTCGCTCCCAAGGTTGATGGTGATCTTGACACCGCCAGCGCTGCCTTCGGCCACGGCGGCCTCCTTGGGCTCCAGTCCAGCCCACTTGACCGTGCTCTTGATCAGGTCGGCCTTCACAGCAGGAGATACTGCTGGATCATGGATGAGGAGCCACGAGGTGGTGAGCAACTCTTCTGCCTGGGCACGGGCTTTGAGTTTGAACGTCAGCCCCTTGTCGCGCACCTCGTTGCGATAGTGCTCGACCTTCTTCAGGAATACCGGATCGGCCTTGAACGTGAGTATGTCGTTGGCCGTGATGTTGTGGCGGCTGATGATTTCTTGAAGCGTCTCGCCACTGCCCTCCAGGGTAAGGGCCACATCGAATGCCAACCGGTCGTTCCACTTGGTCGGATTCAGGGGGGTATTGTCCATGCGATGAGTGTATCGCGGACGACGGGGGTGTCAAGCGGCGACCAGGATACCCCAATCCTACGCACTGGCCGCGCCCGGATAGTGGGCCGCTGATCGCGCTTTACCGCTTGACTATTGGGAGTTTAGCAGGGGCTAACTTTACACGTTGGTTTTTGGAGGCTTTGATGTGAGGGGTTCCCTACAAATGGGGGGGCGTGTGCTTTTGCCAGTCCATGTGCCCCCCCGTCGTGCCCTCGCGGTCGCTCGGCTGGCTGCGTCGACCAGGGCGTCGACCAGGGCGGCGCTCCCTGGGAACTTGACACTTCGGTCAGGTTCGGCCAGTCTGAATTTGTCGACGGCGAGTGCCGAAGACGGTGCGGGTGGCTCACCACCCAGTCACCCGCTCTTTCAAAACCTGGGTGGATGTGGAGGCCATAATGGCTGACAAAGCATCCTGGGTCAAGGTTGACCCGTCGTCCCTCCCTGAGGGCCTGCGTTCCAAGTGGACCGCTCTGGCGAAAGCCAGCGCAGCCCAGAAGGCGGCGCGGGAAGAGTTCGAAGCGGCATTCGTGTCTGCCTCGAACAAGGCGAAGAAGATCGAAGCTGGCAAGACGCTGGCCTTCGGCTACCGCTTCGGCGGTCTCGCTGTCGCAGTGGTGGACAAGGAGTCGACCGACACCCCGACCAAGGGCGCAAGCTCCTGGTTCTGACCTAGAGTGAGCGGATCCCGCTGGCCGGTAAAGCCAGCGGGCTTCTTTTACATGGAGTTTACATGAACCCAATGCGAGTGTTCCTGCTGGCGCTGATCGTAGCGCCGATCCTGTACGGTATCCTCTGGCTGCTCATGGCAGCCTTCTGACCACAGCCCGCTTCGGCGGGCTTTTTCTTTTGCCAAGTTTGTAACCTTACAGTGGGAGGCTTGCTGTTGTAAAGTAAAATACCCCATACGTCGGGGGTTTATAGCTCAGCGCGTAAAGCGCGCGACAAGGGGGTCTTAGCATGTAAAGCGGTGAAGTGTAAGGTTTGGTGTAAAAGTGTAAGACTTGACACTTTTTGTGTATAGTTACGCACAATTTTACAGGGTTTACCCTGTAAATAATCTACGGCGCAGCAAAAATCTAAATTTTACATGGACATGGGGAACCTAACTTTACATCGTGAAACCTTACAGGGTTTACACTGTCAAGTTTCAAAAAGTCCAATGAAATCAACCACTTGCGAGGGGGGAGACCATGATCCTTAAGAAGGAACGATATAGATGATATAGATAATCACTGAAAAACTCATATAGGTTCACATCAACGGAGATGATTCGTTTCACATTGTGAAAGACATAGGCCCCAACTTTTTAGCGCCACATTATTCCCAAAAACGTAGATCATCTAGATTGTGCACTGCAACATCGTTTAAAATCAACAACTTGCACGATCTATTTCACAATCTACTTTAAGATCTCCGCCCTACCCCCCACCCCAAAATTTAGATTATTTACAGGGTTTACCCTGTAAGAGCCCGCCGACTTGACACTTCGCCGACCCCCGCCGAGCATGGACCCCGGACCCCAGCGTCCCGTGTAAAGTGTATTACTTTACATGTAATGTGTAACCTTTTGACAGGAGCCTATCATGGCAATGAACGTCACCGTCCTCCCTTACATCGCTCCCCGTAAGCCACGAGTCCAAGAGACCAAGCGCATCTGTGTCAAGTGGGGTGAGCCCAACCTCGATGGCATACCCACTGTCTACTTCCGTTGGTTCGCAAGAGACACAGCCGCTGTCAACTTCCTCAACGACCTTGTGGACCGTGGCATCAGTGGCCGTGTCGTGATGAAGTAAGGAGAGCACAATGGCTGAGCAACGTACCGTCAACATCCGCATGGATGCTGTCCAACAGCAGACCATGCAACACAGCACCAACCATGATGAGTGGTTCCGTGCCATCGGCAGACTGTCGGTGTGGAACATGACGTTCCCAACTGTCAACATCTATCCCGATGGCGAGACCGACATGGTTGCGGTTTACCTCAACGAGCAAGGTGAGCGTGGCTATGTCATCGGTGCCGTATGGCACGACGACCACTACGGCTTCCATAGCTGACCCCTGGGGCACTACGGTGCCCCTCCTTCCCCAACCATCGGAGCCATCATGGCAGTGAAGATAGCCAACCGTGACGCACGACAGCATGTCAAGCGTCATCACCCCTTCCAGGGCAACAACCTGTACGGTATGTACTGGTGTGCCAACCCATCCTCAACCGACCCTGGCGACAGTGGCTACGCAGTGTTCAGCTACGGCTCCCACTGGCCGCTGTTCATCGGTACCGTACTCATCCCAGGGGGGCCAGATGTCTGGTTCGAGAACCTGGACCGTCGCTCCGTGACGACATCCAAACACCGTAGCCAAGCCCATCCCCACACCGACACCAAGCTACTGCCCCTCGAATCCATGCAGTTCATCCTGCGCAAGGGGTACAGGGCTCTCGTGGCCCAGAGGCTGGGGGTCCCACAACAGACTGAGTTCCACATGGAGGTTGCATGATGCAGATCTATACCGGAGTGACGATGACCATCAACGGTGTGCTGGATGAGCGCATCGAAGTTACGTTCAACACCTCCGATGGAGGTATTGGACTAAGGTTCTACGGCGAAGACACTGTAGGTACACAGGAATCTCTGTCGTTCCCTGCTGCCAAGCAGTTGATCAAGGCGCTGGAGACGGCGTTCTTCATACGTCAGAAGGAGAAGGTATGACTGTGATGACACACGTCTGGGTAGTGGAGTCCCTTGGTGACGACACTCCGACACTGCTGTCGGTGCATACCGACAAAGCATCGGCCAACGCAGCCGTGGCTGCGTACACCAAGAGCTACAGACACGGTGGCACTGAGGCTGACTACTGGGTGCACACCATGAAGCTCAACCACACCGGAGTGGAGAACGACGAATGATCTGTGTCTGCTGTGGGGAGGTGGTCCCTCCCCCTCGCGCCCAGCTTGGGTACAAAACCTGTCTGCCCTGTGGTGAGACACAGGCCAAGCAACGACGCCACACCATCGTCCCTCTGCCAAAGAGCAACTACATGGTGTTCACTGACCTCACCCTGCTCAAGGGACTCAACTCATCGCACAGAGGAAACCGATGAAACGACGCAACTCACCCCAACGGGCTCGGTGTCTCGACCCCGACTGGAAGTACATACCCGCTGTATCCACCAACGTCTTGCAGCGGTTCAAGGATATGGGATGGCAGCCCCCATCGGAAAAGGCTGTCAAAACAACGCGGAAAGGCAACAAATGAAGCGACTGTTTACCCTCAGAGAGCACAAGGGGGGACCGCTGGTCCAGCCCGTGCAGTACTTCGACAACAAGATGGCAGCCAAAGCTGCCCGCACCGGCACCCAGGTGGTGTCCTACGGCCCTGACCATTCCAAGACCCAACGCAACCAAGGAGTCTGACATGCGAGCTACCCTGCTGAAACAAACCCTCCAGTCCCTGTTCCCCATCCAGCGCACGGTGTGCATCGAGGGTGCTCCCGGTGGTGGCAAGACCACCATCGTGCAAGAAGTTGCACAATCCCTGGACGTGCCCTACATCGAGCGGCACATGCCCACCATGCTGGTGGAAGACTTCGGGATTTTGTTTCCGTCGTCCGCAAGCGGCGACTCCGACTCCACGCTCCACTACAAGCTCCCCGACTGGTTCCCAGTCAAGGGCAAGTCCCCTGATCGTGGCATCCTGTGCTTCGACGACCGCAACCAAGCTCCCGCAGACCTCCAGAAGGTGCTTGCCAACATCTGCCAAGCCCGCAACCTGCACGGCACACCTCTGCCTGAGGGGTGGATGGTGGTCTCCACCGGTAACCGCCAAGCCGACAGGGCCGGTGCCAACCGAGTGCTGAGCCATCTGCGTAACCGCGAGACTGTGCTGGAGCTTGAGACCCACCTGGACGACTGGACTGCATGGGCCATCCAGCACGATGTCAAGCCCGAGGTGATCAGCTTCATCCGCTTCCGCCCTGGCCTGCTGCACGACTTCGACCCGCAGCGAGACTGCAACGCCACACCACGCTCATGGGTGGAGGGTGTCAGTGACGTGCTGGGCACGGTGCCTGCCGAGGCTGAGTTCGAGTGCTTCAAGGGTGCCGTGGGTGAGGGTGCAGCGGCTGAGTTCGTGGGGTTCGTTCGCATCTTCCGCAAGCTGCCTAACCCCGATGCCATCCTGCTCAACCCCACCACGAGTGACGTGCCACGGGATCCTGCCACGCTGTATGCCCTCAGCGGTGCCCTGTCACACAGGGCCACGACAGCCAGCATGGACCGCTTCACGACCTACATCGAGCGGATGCCCCCAGAGTTCTCCGTGCTGTCCATGAGCATGGCTGCTCGACGGGATCCTGACTTGGCGAACACTCAAGCGTTTACCAAGTGGTCGATCAACCACCAGGACGTGTTGTTCTGACATGCGGTGGCCGAGTCGGGACAAGCCTGAGCTTCACCAACGAGGCCGCTGGTGGATCGTGCGGTGGTACTCCCCAGTGGAGAAACGCTGCCGAGCGATCCGCACCAAGTCAGAAGCCTACGCCAAACTCATATACCAACATCTTCAAGAATCATCATGCAACTGAACGACCGTGCTCTGCTCGTGCAACTCAACATCTCTCAATGGACAGCCCGCAAGTTCGACAAGCGGGCTACCAAGGAAGTGGCTGCTGCCCACGGCACGACCACTGCGGCTGGACGGTACAACAAGTCCCTGCTGCCCATGAACGACCAGTTGGACAACATCCACAAGAAGACGAGCTACATCCGGCAGAAGTTCTACGACAACACGCTGCCCTGGGGCATCGAGGGCACCATGATGCTGCCCACGGCCAACTACCTGTCGTTCATGTCTGACTTCCGCAAGGAGAAGGGTGAGTGGGAGTCCATCGTCGGTACGTTCGTCGCTGACTACGACCAACTCAAGACCGATGCCAAGCGCATCCTGGGCAGCCTGTACGACCCTGCCGACTACCCCACGACGGGAGAGATCCGGCACAAGTTCAGGATGGACATGGCTGTGTTCCCCGTGCCGACGACGGACTTCAGAGTGGCCATCGGTTCCGAGGAACTGACACGCATCCAGCAAGATGTTGAGCGTAGGGTGAAGGATGCGGAGCGCACTGCCATGCTCGACGTGTGGCAGCGGCTGTTCGACCGGGTGAAGCACATGGCTGAGAAGCTGGCTGATCCCAAGGCCATCTTCCGTGACTCGATGGTGGAGAACGCCCGAGAGATCTGCTCACTGCTGCCGAGGCTCAATTTCAACGACGACCCTAACCTCGAAGCTCTGCGTCAGGAAGTCGAAAGCAAGCTGATCCATCATCCAGACGCACTGCGTAACGACCCGGACCTGCGGCAAGACACTGCTGCTCAGGCCAAGAAGATCATGGACACGATGTCCATTTTTATGGGAGCCAAGTGATGAACCTGCAAACCAAGCTGGCGAAAGCCAAGACCGCTCTTGTCCTGGAGCATCCCTTCGTCGGCACCATCGCACTGACGATGCCCTACGAGTTGGACGCCTCCATCCCCACTGCTGCAACCAACGGCAAGCGGATCAAGTTCAACCCGGACTTCATCGAGAAGCTGACCGATGAGGAACTCAAGTTCCTCGTGGCACACGAGTGCTTCCATCCCATGCTGGAGCACAACTTCCGACGTGGTGAGAGGCAGGCACGACGGTGGAACCAAGCTGCCGACTACGTGATCAACAAGTTGTTGACCGATGAGCGCATCGGCAAGATGCCCCCCAAGGGGCTGCTCGACGACAACATCTACAACGCTGGCAAGGGTACCTCCGAAGGGATCTACAACATCCTGCCGGAAGACAGCGGTGACGACCCGCTGGACGACTGCGAGGACGGTGAGGGCAGCCCTGCCGAGCAAGCTCAGGCGCAAGCCGAGTGGAAGGTGAAGGTGGCCCAGGCTGCGCAAGCTGCCAAGATGATGGGCAAGATGTCTGCCGGTCTGCAACGACTGGTCGACGAGGTGCTGCAACCCAGGGTCGACTGGCGTGAGGTGCTGCAACGGTTCCTGGTCAAGGCACAGACGGATCAGCGCACCTTCGCTCGGTTCAACCGACGCTTCATCGCACAAGGACTGTACCTGCCCAGTGTCACGGGTGAAGTGATGGGTGAGTTGTGCTTCGCGGTGGACTGCTCGGGATCCATCGACCAGAAGACCATCAGCCAGTTCGCTGCTGAGATCCGCAGGGTCAAGGACGACCTCGTGCCAACACGTATCCACGTGTTGTACTTCGACAGCGAAGTCAGTCACGCTGAGTCGTACGGTCCCGAGGATGACCTCGACATCAAGCCCCACGGTGGCGGTGGCACTGACTTCGCTCCGGTGTTCCAGTACATGCTGGACAACGACATCAACCCCGTGGCCTGTGTGTTCCTGACCGACCTGTGCTGCAACAGTTTCGGCAGGCAGCCTGACTGCCCCGTGCTGTGGGTGACGACGGACGAGACCAAGGCACCGTTCGGTGAAGTGGTGGAGATGAACCCATGAACATAGACAACCCGGAGTATCACGAGAAGGTGATGGAGTTGGTGACCCGGCTCATCACCTCGATGAACACGAACTTCCCTGAGTACAGTGTTCGTGTCAATGCCCTGCTGACGCTACTGGCGATGGCGGGTAAAGAATCCACGCTGACAGAGGACGAGTTCCATGCAGTGGTGGGCTGGCAGTTGAGCGAGATCATGTCTCGCATGTCAGTAGTTGAAGGTCGTATTCAATAAGGAGAGTGACATGGCAACAGTGCGTTTTTCCAAGGAACTGATCGACAACATCGAGAAGAATGCTCGGGCCAAGATGCAGCCCGCAGTGGAACGGGCCAAAGACCAGAAGCTGGACAACTCGTGGGGCCAGCGCATCTACGACACCCTGTTCCTCAACGACATCCCGAGCGTTTCACAGGTGCCATCGCACTGGTTCACACAGACAGAGAAGTTGGTGATTGAGAAGGTCGGCAGCCAGCGATGCAGGCTGGAGTTCAAGTTCCCGTCACCCAAGCCGTGGCCGCACAACTTTGTCGAGACTGAACTGGCGAAGAAGGAGAGTTCGTGGAGCGGGGACATCACCCTGAAGGACAGCCTTGTGTGGGGTGAACTGTTCGCTGAGGTCAAGGAGTACAACGAGCGTGTCAGTGCAGCGGTAACCCGGCAGCGGGAGTTCGTTGAGATGGTCAAGAAAGTGATCAGTCAGTTTTCCACCCTGGCTCCGGCACTCAAGGCATGGCCTCCGCTGTGGGAGTTGATCCCCGAGGACGTGAAGAACAAGCACCGACAAGTTGTGGAGCGGGAGAAGAAGGAAGCAGTCAAACTGGAGGTCGACCTCGGCAAGCTCACTGCACTGAGCACCGCAGCGAAGTTCGGCATATGAACGACCAGATGATCAGCACCCTCAAGGCAATGGGGGTGACAGTGGAGAAGCCCGCTCAGTACCGCACCAACCCAGAGAAAAGACTGGAGTGGCTGCGGGCACTGCGTGGGTTCAAGAAGGGACTGGCTGTGCGTTACAAGCTCGGCATCCTGGAGCGGTACTGCGTGGATGTTGCAGAACAACGATCATCGGGTAAGTCCTACTGGGAACAACCCGACTGGGATACTCCGTACTGGCGCGACAAACTGTACGATGCCATCACGACGGGCACCCTGGCACCTGATCTGCTGCTGGGGTTTGCTCAGTCCATCGGTCGTACCTATCACACACAGAGATATCCACGTGTGGTGGACTACTTGTACACGGTGGACAAGATCCTCAAAGCGCAGTCGTTCAAGTTGCGACTGAAGTTCGGCGTGATCACGGAGTTCTGATGAAGTGCCCGCATTGCCTTCGTGAAGGCCGCTCGAAAGTACTGGAGAGTCGTCCGAGCGATGGGCATGTTTGGCGCAGAAGGATGTGCCTGCTGTGCTTTGCGATCTATGTGTCTGAGGAACACACACATCTGGACATGCGGATGCCCAAGAAAACGCGGTCCCAGTACAGACTGAAAGACCGCAAGCCCAAGCCTGAGGAGATGAAGCGTGAGATCACAAGTGATGGGAAGGATCTGCAAGATCTATGGAGATGACCATGACTGACAACGAACGTGAACTCGACCTACTCATAGGAGATCTACAGAGTGAACTACGACAACTGCGGTCCGCCCTTGCCGTCCATCGAGCAAAGGCTGAGCGACTCCAAGAAGTCATGGACAGCATCGCAACCCTATCCACTCTGGCCCTTCGGGACAGTAGATCCGAGGGAACTAGCCAAGTGGCATAGGCAGAACAAACCACAACTCACAACTGAACCCGCACTATTTTGAGGTGACCATGAGTACATCTGAGAAAGTCATTCGCTACTTCATCCGTAACCCCTTGTCCAAGCCTAAAGATGTTGCACTGAAGTTCAACATCGCACTGGCATACGCATATGTGCTGCGTAAGAAGGCCATGCACGGAGCGCAGGAGGCTACGGCGACGGAGGTTCTCGGCCCGCAGGTCGAAGACCAGCCTGCCAACAAGCGACAGGAAGGTGGAGATCACTACGTCTCGATGCCAGTGCAACCCTGGGACGTGGTGGATACGTGGCCCATCGAGCAGCGCATCGGGTTCTACCGGGGCAATGCGATGAAGTACCTGATGCGGATGGGCAGCAAGGACATGCCCGCCACTGAGGCGGCCAAGGGGATGCACTACATCCAGAAACTTGTTGAGGTGCTCAATGAGCGAGGAGCTTCATAGCATCACCATCACGCCGTCGGCTCCGGTTGGCGGTCCTGTTTCCACCGCAGGCCCCTTCGGTGGCGGCGGGACGCTTACTCTGACGGGTCACAACGACCACGAGAGGATGTCGATTGAAGATGTCCGCATGTTCAAGGATATGTGCGGGCTGCTTCGCTACATCGCAGAGGTTGATCCCAAGTTCAAGGAGTACGTGCAAGCGTACGAAGCAAAGAAAAGGATCCTGAAATGACCGACGAAATCTTTGACTACGCACCGATCATGCTTCGCATGGAGAAGATCCTGCGGCAGATACACGACAACTACCTGAGCAACGACCCGAAGAGCAACGCTGAACTCATCGACCAACTGATCGTCGAGGCACGGCTGCTGCGGACGTACAACCTACATGCACTGGGGATGTGATGAAGACAGCACTCACTCTTGAACGCCGCAAGAACTTCGACGGCGTGTGGTGCATCGCACCGTTCATCAACGGCTACAACACGGGTGATATCCCTGAAAAGGAATGGACCCCTGCCGTTGCCCGGTCAGTGCGCCGTGCGTATGAGATCGGCTACGCCGAAACCATCCGTCGCATTCAGGAACTCGGTCTGCCATCTGTCGGTGAGTGGAAGGAAAAGTCATGGACATAGTAACCATCGACTTCGAGACCTACTACGACAAGGAGTTCTCGCTGTCCAAGATGACCACGGAGGCATACATCCGTGACCCGCAGTTCGAGATCATCGGCGTGGGCATCAAGGTCAACGACTACCCCACCGACTGGTACAGCGGCGACAACCCTGGCAAGTTCCTGAAGTCGCTGGACTACAGCAAGCGGGCGATCCTGTGTCACAACACAGCGTTCGATGGAGCCATCCTGTCGTGGCTGTTCGGTATCAAGCCTAAGCTGTGGCTGGATACCCTGAGCATGGCCCGTCCGCTGCACAACGTCACGGTGGGAGGCTCACTCGCCAAGCTCGTGACGCACTACGGGCTAGGACAGAAGGGCGACGAGGTGGTGGCTGCGCTGGGCAAGCGCAAGAAGGACTTCACCGAGGCAGAGTTGGCGCAGTACGGCAAGTACTGCATCAACGACGTGAACCTGACCAAGCAGTTGTTCGACAAGATGAAGGTGGGCTTCCCCTCTGGGGAGCTACTGGTGATCGACCAGACGCTGCGGATGTACACAGAGCCGGTGATCGAACTCGATGTGCCACTTTTGCAGCAACATCTTGTGGAAGTACAGCAGGCCAAGGCGCGGTTGATGGAGGAGGTCGATGTCACGACCGATGACATCATGTCCAACCCGAAGTTCGCTGCTGCGTTGCAGTCGCTGGGCGTGGAGCCACCGACCAAGGTAAGCACGACGACGGGCAAGCCGACATATGCGTTCAGCAAAACCGACAAGGGACTGACCGACTTGTTGGAACATCCTGATGAACGTGTGCAGGCGTTAGTGTCTGCTCGCCTCGGGGTTAAGTCCACCATCGAGGAGACACGTACAGAGAACCTGATCGGTGTGGCTGGACGTGGGCGGCTGCCCATCATGCTGAACTACTACGGTGCCCACACCGGGCGCTTCAGTGGCGGCGACAAGCTGAACCTCCAGAACCTGCCAAGCCGGGGAAACACGACGATCCGCAGAGCACTGAAGGCACCACCGGGGCATGTGCTGGTTGCATGTGACTCCTCACAGATCGAGGCACGTACTGTGGCGTGGCTGGCTGGGCAGGAGGATCTGGTGCAGGCGTTCCGTGAACAGCGGGATGTGTACTCAGAGTTCGCCACCAAGGTCTACGGTCGCAAGATCACAAAGGCTGACAAGGTGGAACGGTTCGTTGGCAAGACCTGCATCCTGGGGCTGGGCTACGGCATGGGTGCAGAGAAGCTACGCCGCACACTGGAGCTTGGTCAGGGCGGTATCAACGTGGTGATCGATCTTCAGGAAGCAGAGCGCATCGTCAGGCTCTACCGGCAGGAGAACTTCAAGATCGTCCAGCTATGGCAGCGATGTGGTCAGGCGCTGACCACCATGATCCAAGGCGGCAGCGGCAACATCCACGAGCGGGTTCCGTTCAGTAACGACAGCATCATCCTGCCGAGCAAGTTCAAGATCCAGTACCCCGCGCTGCGTCAGCAGGGCAACGGCTTTGAGTACCTCAATGATCAGAGACAGTACAAGAAGTTTCTGCAAGGCGAAGCTGATGTGTCGTGGACCCGCATCTACGGCGGCAAAGTGACGGAGAACATCGTCCAAGCACTGGCGTCCATCGTGATCCGTGAGCAGATGGCAAAGGCAGGGCAGCACTTCAAGGTCGCCTTCCAAGTCCACGACGAGATCATCATCTCCGTGCCTGAGGCCAACCTCCAAGCCGATCAAGCCAAGCTCGAAACCATCATGACCACCCCGCCCAAGTGGGCACCTGACCTGCCGGTTGCATGTGAGTCCGGTGCGGCAGACAACTATGGAGATACATGATGAACCGTGAGTACCACGACGGAACAGAACCAACCAGCTTGCCTCACTTCGTCCATTGCTCTGGTCCGTGCGACCAGGGTAGGTCACCATGCCCGTGTCCGATGGCATGTGAACGCGAAGTACCCAACGCCGACGAGCTTGGTGTGTTCGAGATGATCGGCAAGTTCATCGTTGTTGTCCTGGCCTTCGTCGGCCTAGGCGCTCTTGTGGGGTGGTTGACATGACATCACTACGTGACGCAGCACAAGCTGCACTGGAGGTGTTGGAGACACCGATACACGAGCAGTCGTTTATGCAGAAACAAAACGCCATCACCGCCCTCAAGGCCGCGCTAGCAGAGCCGGTGCAGGAGCCGGTGGCGTGGCTAACACCCAGAACACTGGATTCCTACATGCGCCCCGATCTCGGATACGAGACTTGTTCTAAGTCCGACTACGGTGCTTTCCCTGTCTACAACTCCCCACCCCAGCAAAAGCCGCTGACGGAGGAGGAGATCCACGACTGCTGGCAGCAAAGACACAGAGACAAAACAACTGAGCGTAGGCTCATCACCCGCGCCATCGAGCAGGCACACGGGATTAAGGAGTAAGACATGACCACCCTACGCGAAGCCGCCCAGCAGGCGCTGGAGCAACTCAAGATCAACCGCACCAACTTCCGCAAGGGGCCGTCAAAGTCAATCAGCAAGATGCTGGCTGGAGGAAACGACGAGGCGATTGCAGACCTAGAGTCCGCGCTGGCAGAGTACGACAAAGACCGCGTGAAGGTTGAAGAAATGAAAGCTAACTGGGCGCTTCAGCGCAAGCTGGCTAAAGAAACGCAGGAGCGTGGCAAACAGCAGCGTGAGTATGAAGAACAACGATTGGCCGCGCTGGCAGAGCCAGAGGGAGGAGGCAATTTGCCACCCCCCTTGCAAGAGCCAACTGTTGCAGAAAATGCAACAACTCAACAGCAGCTTGAAGACACGCCACCGTCCGATTACCGGCGCGGGTATTGGGACGGGTTCAACATCGGTAAGCGGGAAGGACGCATTGAGGCAGAAGACGCGCTAGCAGAGCCGGTGCAGGAGCCCGACCTCTCCCGCTGCCCCCAATGTGGAGGCCCTGCCGACAACGGGCATGACCGCAGCATCCCGCCGAATCCGTACTTCTGTACGAAGTGCATGGCAGAGCCGGTGCAGGAGCCGGTGGCTTGGGTAGATCAACGCATTCACGGCTGGCCTGATTGCTTCGTCATGGAAGCCGACCCGCCACACACGACACCACTCTACGCCGCCCCGCCTCGCTGCCCCAACTGCGCCAGCCTGGAGGCGCAGAACACCGAGCTTGATGCCAAGCTGGCTGACCTTGAGCAGACATCCCTTGAACTGTGCGAAGTGTGTGGGTGGAAGACCTTGATCCCAGGAGACTGCTGCCTGAACTGTGCGCGTATCAACCCGTGCCCCAACTGCGCCAGCCTGCAAGACCAGAACACCGAGCTTGACCGCAAGCTGGCAGAACTGACTGAGGCTGTGTTACGGGCGAACGGGATCAGGAAGGAAATGGAATGACTACACCTGAACAACCATCGACCGAAGAGGTTTACCTCCGCGCTGCTGAGGAGATCGTGTCGTCTCCACCCATCGGTACACACGCTGAAGGATGTTGGTCATGGGGACCACGCCACTACCTCTGCGCCTACCGTGAGATCCAACGGCTTCAGAAGGAGCTTGAAGATGGGGCAGAAACGTAGCGTCTGGGCACTGATGGGTCAGCCTTCGGACGGGTCTGGGTACCCGAAAGCCAGGGCTGTGTACTTCGACAAGCGCGACGCACTCAAGCGCATCGAGTGGCTGGAGCGCAGCGCCACCGGGCAGCGGCACAGATACTGGTTGGAGAGACTTGCATTCTTCACCTCAAGCCGTATACTGGACTTTCCAACTTGACACGATCCCTCGGGCACCACCCTTGGGGCGAACCGCCATGCGTCTGAGTCACTCCTACTCATCCATCAAGCTGTTCGAGAACTGCCCGCTGCGGTACTACCGGCAGCGCATCCTGAAGGATGTTGTGGATGAAGGCGGTGAGGCATCGAAGCACGGGGAGCGCATTCACGCATTCCTTGAGAAGCGGCTGAAGGGCTCCGGCCTGGAGGCAGAGGTCGCTCAGTACGAACCCCTGTGTGCATCGGTCGAACGCATGGCCCAGGGTGGTGAACTCCACATCGAGAAGGAGTTGGTGCTGACCGAGAACCTTACACCAACAGGTTGGTGGGAGCCTGACGCATGGCTGCGCAGCAAGCTCGACGTACTTGTCCTTGCCGGTGAGACCGCAGTGGTCATGGACTGGAAGACGGGCAAGCGCAACGCCGACCAGTTTCAGATGCAACTCTTCGCAGCCCAGGTGTTCAAGCACTACCCCGAGGTGGTGCGGACCAAGACCTCCCTCGTGTGGCTCAAGACGATGGAGATGGACACCGAGACGTACAACAGAGCCGAAGTCAACAGCATCTGGGCCGACGTGATGGGGCGCATCCAGCGCATCCACGACGCAGTGGAGCACGACAACTGGCCCGCCCGTCCCTCCGGACTGTGCAGGTTCTGCCCCTGCCGACACGACTGTGACTTCGCTAGGGTTTGACCCTACTTGACAAGTGTGTAAAGGACGCTATCATGAGCAGCATGACTCCCGAGGGACGCATCAAGAAGAAGTTGACAGACATGCTCAAGCACGAGAGCATCTGGTACTTCTTCCCAGCGGCCAACGGGTTCGGCAAAGCCGGTATCCCTGACGTGGTGTGCATTGTCGAAGGCCACTTCGTCGGGATCGAATGCAAGTCTGATGAGAAGAAGAAGCCCACCGCCTTACAACTGCGATGCGCTCGGGAGATCCGTGACGCAGGTGGGTATTGGTTCTTGGTCTACGACGACTACTCCATTGCGGAGGTAGAGAAGTGGATCCAGAAGTGGAAGAACAGGTGACAACATGCTGGTAGTTGAACGGGCGAAAGCTATCGCCCTCAAGCTGAACAACCCCAACCGCATACTCGACAGCATCCCAACAGCCAGACCTATCGAGGTCCGTGGTGTACCCATCGTGGTGGCACCACACAGGCTGGATGAAGTCAAGGTACTGCGCAACCTTGGGATCAAGGCACCGAGCCCGATCCTGCACTACTACGACTGGCCCGGACGGTTCGAGCCGTACGAGCACCAGAAGCAGACGGCTGCCTTCCTGACGCTACAACAACGTGGACTGGTGCTCAACGAGATCGGCACGGGCAAGACGCAGAGCGCACTGTGGGCTGCGGACTACCTGATCAAGACCAAGAAGGTCAAGAAGGTATTGATCCTCTCACCTCTCAGCACGTTGGAGCGTGTCTGGGGCGACGGCATCTTCACTGGGCTGGTGCATCGGCGCTTCGTAGTGCTGCACGGCACAGCAGAGAAGCGGCTGAAGCTACTCAAAACTGACGCGGACTTCTACATCGTCAACCACGACGGGTTCCCCATCATCGCTGAGTACGCACACGGCATGTTCGACCTTGTGATCGTGGACGAGGCAGCGGTGTTGCGCAACCCATCGACACGTAGGTTCAAGATCTTCCGTAAGTGGATAGATACCAACGCCAAAACACGCCTGTGGCTGATGACTGGGACGCCGACGCCCAACGATCCGACAGACGCATGGGCACTGGCAAAGCTAGTCAACAGCCCCCATTGCACGAGGACCTACACGGCGTTCCGTGAGCAGGTCATGATGAAGATAGGGCAATGGAAACTCATTCCACGACCCGAGGCGGTGGAGGTTGTGAAGCACATTCTACAGCCTGCTGTGCGGTACACCAGGGACGAGTGTTTCGACCTGCCTGAGACGATCATCCAGACCCGACAGGTGGAACTGACCCCTGAACAGAAGAAGCACTACACCCAGATGCTTCGGCACTTCGTCACTGAAGCTGCCTCGGAGGGGACCATCACTGCCGTCAACGAGGCGGTGAAGATCCAGAAGTTGGTGCAGATCGCTTGCGGTGTGGCCTACGGCGACGACGGGCAGAACATCCAACTGGACTGCACACCACGTATCAACTTAGTGAAGGAGGTGATTGAAGAAGCAGGAGAGAAAGTCATCGTATTTGTCCCCCTAACAGGCACCCTCCACATGCTGGAGAAGGAACTGTCCAAGCACTGGAGTGTCGGCGTGGTCAACGGCGAGGTGTCCAGCACACAACGCAACAAGATCTTCCACGACTTCCAGCATCAGAAGGATCCGCATGTCTTGGTCGCCCACCCCGGCACGATGGCTCACGGTCTGACACTGACCTCAGCCTCAACGATCATCTGGTACGGGCCGATCAACAGCAACGAGATGTATGTCCAAGCCAACGGACGCATCGAGCGGATCGGTAAGAAGCGTGTGTCGAACGTCATCCACATCGAGGCAACAGACCTTGAGTACAAGATGTATGAACGACTGAAGAACAAGCAGAAGCTACAAGGACTGCTGCTTGAGGTTATCCAACAACTGACGAGGAAGTGACATGAGCAACACCGAGGAAATCGCTGGTGCCGTGCGGGAGCGCATGGGTATACCACCGACAGTGAGCGACATCATCCGCACCTACATGAAGCTGCGCAACCAGAAGGACCAGCTTGAAGCTGAGACCAAGGATCGCGTGTCTGAACTGAAGGCCAAGATGGCGAAGCTCGAAGCGTGGATCAAGGAGAAGGCAGACGCAGATGGTGTCACGTCCTTCAAGACAGACCACGGTACAGCCTTCATCACCACTACCGATTACGCAAACGTGGCCGACTGGGATGCGGTGCTTGACTTCATCCGCGACAACGAGGCGTACGACATGCTGGAGAAGCGCATCAGCAAGGTCGCTGTGCGTGGCTACATCGAGGCCAACAAGGCGGTCCCTCCTGGTGTGAACTACGGCACCAAGCTGGAGGTCAACGTGCGCAAGCCCGGTGCCAAAGCGGAGGACTGACATGATCAAAGCGTTCAAGCGATGGTTGGCAGCAGCCGCGTACGAAGGGTTGCAACAGCCCAAGGAAGAAGCCCGCATCAACAAGCTGCACGATATGTTCTCGAACAACATGGCTGCGATGGTCGCCTTCAAAATCGACAACGGCTATGTCGTTCGGGTCATGAACGCGGACGTACGTAAGGGTGACACGGTGCCAGGGTTCGTGTACTGCTCGGACCATAAGGCCATCGCTGATCACATCGTCTCAACATCTATGCGTGAGCGGCTCGGAGTTTCGGCCCCGAATCAAGCTGCTCTTTTTGAATCCCAGCCACACGGCTGGTAAACCAAGGAGTCTCCAAGTGAGCAACATTGTCCCCATGAACATTCAAGTCCCCGCCCATCTCGCCGCTCGTGTCGGCACCCCATCTGCACTCGGTGCAGCGTTGACCGGTGGTCTGTCTTCGGGTCAGTCATTCCCCAAGATCTCCATCAAGGCCAGCCGCTTCCGCATCAAGGAGGGCGACACCGAGACTGTGATGGAGTCCACGTTCCTGGATATGGTCATCGTCGGTGCCAATCCCCGTCTGTCGAAGACGTGGTACGCCAAGCAGTGGACCCCGGATGCAGAGCCCTCAGCACCTGACTGCTTCTCTCTGGATGGTGTGAGCCCTGACCCTGAGTCGGCTGACCCGCAGAACGACCTGTGTGCATCCTGCCCGCAGAACGCATGGGGCTCCAAGGTGACTCCGCAGGGTCAGCAGATCAAGGCTTGCTCGGACAAGAAGCGGTTGGCTGTGGTCTCTGCCGACGACCCAAGTGGTCCGGTCTACCTGCTCGAAGTTACCCCGGCTGCGCTGAAGGGGCTGAACCAGTACCAGAAGGAGTTGTCCGTCCGTGGCATCCCTCCCGAGGTGGTGAAGACCCGCGTCAGTTTCGACACTGACGCATCGTTCCCGAAGCTGAAGTTCACCTTCGCAGGCTTCCTGGACGAAGGCACCCAGCAAGTTGTTGATGGATTGTTCGGCACCGATCAGGTCCGTGAGATCACCGGGGAAACCCTGAGACAGCCTGTGGAAGTGCCGCAAACTCGCAAGCCTGTCGCCATCGCTGCTGCACCTGCCCCTGCGCCAACCCCGGCACCGGCCCCTGCACCGGTTGCGGCTGCACCGGCTGCACCCAAGCGTGGGTTCGGCTCCAAGGCAGCGGCACCTGCTCCGGCCCCTGCACCGGCACCCGTGGCTAAGCCCGCAGTCAAGGCGGCTGCAAAACCAGCCCCGGCTCCGGCCCCTGCGGAGGCAGCCTCGTCACTGGCTGACGAGATCGCTGCCTTGATCGGAGAAGTCGATGCAGACGACGCCTAAAGCCATCGACTTCACCAAGGTCGAAGCACTGCGCAAACACATGCTCCTGACGACGAGTGACATGGCATCGTTGCTCGGCGTATCCCGCATGACTTATTATGGTTGGGTGAGGGGCGCGCCCCCTCGTCGGGCCAACGAAGAGTTCGTCAGGGGTATGTTGCGCAAACTGCTTGCCATCATGGCTAACGGATGGCCGATGCCCGAGGTAATCGCTGCGGATCAGAAGCAGCGTAAAGAGCGACTCCTTGAGTTGCTTAAGGCTGGAAGCTAAGGGCAGCAGGGGAAGCAATTCCCCTGCTGATACAGGGGCATGATGAACACGTTGGACTTTCTTCAGCGGGTTCTGCCGACGAGCGGTGTCTATGTCACCACAGTCATCAATCCAGATGGCCGTCGACAAGGATACTTCACGACGATTGCAGACCTGACTGACGCCATAACGGCGCTCGACAAACGGGGCAACAACACTTACTTCGCCATCTCCAGTTTCCGGGAGAAGGGGAACCGAAAGCAAGAGAACGTCCGAGCTACCAAGGTGGTAGCACTGGATGTGGATTGCGGAGACACCAAGCCTTTCCCGACGTGGAAGGAAGGGCTGCAAGCACTGGGCAAGTTCGTCATCACGATGAAGCTGCCCAAGCCAATGATCGTCCACTCAGGCAACGGGCTACATGCCTACTGGGTGCTGACCGAAGAGCTTGAGCCTGCGCAGTGGAAACCTTTGGCCGAGGCGATGAAGGCTGCCACCAAGGACAAGGGTTTTGAGATCGACTCGGCTGTGCCTGCCGACTCTGCCCGTGTGCTGCGTCCGATAGGAACCAAGAATCCCAAGGGCGGCAACATCGTCAAACTACTGCTGGATGCTGGGCCGGTTGCGCCAGAGGTTCTGGCGGCTGCGCTGTCGCAGTACATGACGTTACCGAGCGTTGCTAACAAACAAGGTCAACACACAACCAACAGCAAGTTGTCACAAGCGTTGCAGGTCGAAAGTGATTTTCCCCCTGCAAACCCTACCGTGCTGGCGACCAAGTGTCAGCAGATCCATTGGGGCACGAGGAACCAGGGAGATGTGGAGGAACCGTTCTGGTACGCACTGCTGGGTGTAGCCGCACACTGCCACGAGCCAGAAGCCACAGCCATCGCGTGGTCTGAGAACCACCCAGACTACAACCCGACCTTCACGATCCAGAAACTTGCGCAGTGGAAGCAGGCAACCACCGGCCCCACAACGTGCAAGAAGTTTGAGGAACTCAGACCGGGCGGCTGCAAGGGCTGCAAGTTCAAGGACAAGGTGGGCACCCCAGCGCGACTGGGTGTGCAGTACTTGGAGGTGGCACCGACGACCACCGCTCCGGCATCAGTGGCGACGGACATTCCGCTGCCACGTCCGTTCAAGCGCACCGCTGACGGTATGAAGCTGACGGTGGACGACACCGACATCGACGTGTGCAGGTTCGATATCTACCCGGTGTCGTACGGCAAAGACGAGTCGCTGGGCTACGAGACAGTGCGCTTCTGCTGGGACCGGCCCCACTCTGGGTGGCAGGATCTTGTGATGCGGCAGGCGCTGCTGACCGAGGGGCATCGTGACTTCGCCACCGTGATTGCCGACCAGGGCATCGTCCTCAACAACCGCAACCAGACGGGGTACTTTCAACTCATGCTGCGCTCATACATGGAGGAATTGCGGCAGAAGCGGGCCATGACCAACCTGTACGCTTCGATGGGCTGGAAGGAGAACTTCTCCCAGTTCGTCATTGGCGACACCATCCTGCGCCGCAACACGGATGGCACCGTGGCCGAAGAGTCCATCAGCCTCGCATCAACATCCTCTCGGATGGGGCACGAGTTGTGGGAGACCGCTGGCACCCTGGACGCATGGGTGCAGTTCACCAAGTTGGTGGAGAAGGCTGATCTACGGGCGCATATGTTCGCTTTGGCAGTGGGGTTGTCTGCTCCGCTGTATGCGTTCACTGGTCTCAAGGGACTGACGGTATCTCTGTACGGCCCCACGGGTGGCGGCAAGTCGCTGGCACAGATGTGGGTGCAGTCGATCTACGGCAACCCGGAGAAGCTGCACTTCGCAGCCAAGTTCACGCAGAACACGTTGTTCGGTCGCATGGGTCTGTACTCCCACATGCCCATGACCATCGACGAAGTGACCATGATGGACGACAAGGAGGTGGGCGACTTCGCCTACTGGGTGACGCAGGGTCGGGACAAGGCGCGGCTGAACCGCAACGCCGAGGAGCGGGACGCGAAGACGTGGGCACTGCCTGTCATCGTATCCACCAACAAGTCCATGAACTCCAAGCTGATTGCTTCGGGGTTGGACACTGACGCGCAACTGGTGCGGATCCTCGAAGTCAACGTCCCTGCCACCAAGCTGTTCACACGGGACAGCACGGGTGGTCGCAAGGTCTATGAGTTCATCACGGCGAACTACGGTCATGTCGGTCGCGCATTCATCAGCAAGTTGCTGGAGCTTGGAGACGCTGGCATCCGTGCTGCCATTGCCGAAGCCACGCAATCATTCCATCGCCGCTACAAGGCGCAGTTCTCCGGGCAGGAGCGGTACTGGGAGCAAGCCATCATCCTGGCTGACCTCGCAGCCAGCCTCGCCAAAGAATGGAACCTGATTGCCTTCGACCATACACCGGGTATCGATTGGGTGCTGTCGCAGGTGGGTGCCATCCGACGCAGTGTGGCCGAGTTCAAGACCGATGCGTTCGATCTGCTGACTGAGTACCTGAACGAGACCGCAGACGCGCAAGTACAGGTGTTCCACACCGGCACACAGAAGCCCACGATGGACTACAGCCGTCTGCCACGGGGCGAGGTTCGGGTGCGGATGGACTTCTACCGCAGGACTTCGGGTGACATCATCAGCAACGGCACGATGCTACTGGACCGGACACACTTGCGCAGGTGGCTATCGATGCGCGGTGCCGACTACAAGTCATTCATGAACGAGTTGCAGGATGAGAGCGCACTGGCGACGCCGAAGTCCAACAAGGCGTATCTCGCCAAGGACACCCCGATCAAGCTCGGTCAGTCATACGTGGTCGGCGTGAACCTGAACCATCCGCGTATGCAGGGGATGCTGACCGACGCAGAGCAAACTATCGAAGACTTGGCCTTCGGTCAACTCAAGGCAGTTCAGTAACCCAGCAGGTCAGCGACAGTCTCGATGTCTTCACGCGCCGCCCTCGGCGCAGACTTCAGGAACCGCTCACCTGCTGGACGCTGAGCCTCGCGCAGTGCCTTGGATGCGTTGGGCAGGAAGTCCCGAATCTCCAGTGCCGTACCACGGGCGCTTGCGTTCCACTCGCCGACAGCCTCGACGATCTGCTGAGCCTGGGCCTCGTCGCCTTGGATCTTGGCCTTGATCCAAGCGTGTCGGAATCCTGCCACAATTTCTTTCTGGTAGTCTGTCATCCGCTTGGCCACGCGGATCACGTCATACTGCTGCGTTGCAGCAGACGGGTAGAAGCCAAGCAGCCGGGTGGCAATCACCGACGCACTGACATCAGGCTCAACCACGTACCCCCGCTTGTCCACGATGGCACCAGACTGGATGTACGCGATGGCGTCTCCGAGGGCGCGGCCCACAGTGGCGGGTGACTCACGCAGCACATCCACCATCGTCATGCGAGGACCGGCAGCACGGACCACATCCACCGCAGACTGACCGACACCCAGCAGCATGGACAGCGCAGGACCAGCCATGTCGCTCAGTTCCCGCGAGACGTTGGCACCCGCCAGCAACACGCCCGTGCCGGGGATGAAGTTGCCCAAGCTCACACGGTCGGCGATGTTGCCGGGGAAGTAGGCGTTGACGAAGCCCCGCAGGAAGTAGGGCGACGCACCGGGGACCACGGAGTCCACCGCCTTGGCGATCTCGAAGCGGATGCTGGCCTTTGTGAACCCAAGTGCCTGCGCGATGGTGTCAACAATGTCTTCGATGTCCTCTGCAAACGGGAAGGCAGCGATGCCGCCCAGCATCCACAGAGCAGCAAGCATGTAGATCTGCCCTTGCCGTGGCAACCGACGGAACAACTGAATGCTCATCGTCGGGAACGTCTTGTAGATGTAGATGAATGACTGGATGCCACTGCGCCAGATCGGTGGGCGGTTCAGCACCGAGTAGTCACCCAGCGTGAAGCGCATGGCGTTCACCGCAGCCTCGCGGGCCAGTTCACGGGCAGCCTTCTCAGACACGCCAGCAGCCACGCCGCGTTGCTTCTCCAGGCGGTAAACAGCCAGACCCGTCGCACGACGGACAGCTTGTTCTGTGGAGTTGAACGTCCACATCCAACCATCCAAGAACTTCTGTGCAGCGCCACTGCTGACGCGCCCACGTGCCGTGTTGGTCGTGGCGTTGGCGAGGGCAGGAACCATCTCGCCGTCACGAATTTCACCGGCCAGGAACTCAGCCTCGTCCTTGGTCAGACCATACCGCTTCTGGAGGTCCGCACTGGTTGCAACCTTGTCGTAGAACTCAGCCGTGTTCAGGTCGTCGCCTGCACCGATGCGCCCGGTGACAGCCTTGCGTAAGCCAACTTGGTTAAGGGCACGACTGAACGCTGCCACTGAGGGACCAAAGCCAAAGCCTGCGCCAAACGCAGTGGTCTCGTTGTACGTCGCCATGTACGGCAAGACGTTGGTCAGGGCACCGAGGTAGTTCAGCGCACCAGTAGCAAGAGAACCACCGAGTTGCAAGTAGCTGGTGGCTGCACGGATACGAGACGCCACGTTGCCGGAGGCGAAGTCACCCTCGGTGATGTTGCGGTTGTTCTCCAGGAAGTGCAGGGCTTGCGCAGCTTCGTTGAAGTACTGGTTGCCCTTCTCCACCCGAGTACCTCTGACCATCGGGTTGGTCTTGTTGTACTGGAAGGCGTAGAAGTCGTAGTCCCGCTTGGCTGCCAGCTTCTGCTCAGGCGTTGCCCGTGGATCAGCCGAGATGGTTTCCCAGTTCTTCTTCAGCGTGTTGAGCCGGTTCTCGTCGCCCATCCACATGGCTCTGGTTGTACCCAGGCGCATGTTGGTCAACTCAGCCAAGCGTGGCCGCATCATGATCTTGGCAATCGTCGACGCACGTGCCTCGATATGTTCAGCGATGGCGCGGCCTGCGTCAGGATCTGCACCGGGTACGAAGTTACGCTCCAACCGCTGGCGGGCACGGTCGTTCTGCGCCGTCAAAGCCACGACAACTTCTTCCAGCTTGCGTGGAGGCAGGGCGATACTGAACTGCCGCAGTCCCCGGATGAACTCGTTGAGGTTCAATTGCGGCGGTGCAGCGACACCATCGAGGGCATTGCCCGCGACAGCCCTAAGCTGCACATCCATCAACTGATACTCCATCGTGTCTTCGTTGAACGCTTCGACCTTGTAGGTCTTCGGCTGTCCGTCCGCAGAGAACAACGTGGTGTTGATCCTGTCCGACATCTCGACCGCTTCGTCGCGGCTCTCGAACTGCGAGTAGACCAACTGATCCTTGTACTCCTGCTTCAGTCGCACTGGCTTGCCGTTGACTGTGGCCTGGACACGCATCTGGAAACCACCGCGCCGAAGCACCGGCACGTATCCGCCAGCCAAGTTACGACGTGTTGCCACATCTGCGCCATCGTTGGAGATCTCGGAAATCACCAGATCCTTCAGCCGGTTCTGAACCGTGAACCTCGTTTCCTCGGAGCGAACGATGCGGTCCTTGAACGCCTCAATCTCAGCGATCACATCGTCAGCAACATCAGTCTCCAGGAACGCAGCCAACTTGTCGTTGCGCTCTTTGGCAATCGGATCGGTGTCGGCTTTCTTCGTGGCGATCAAAGCGGTGTTGAACGCAGCCAGGAAATCGTTGGCCTTGGACATTGACTCCTGGTTCAGGGACGCCTTGCCATCTGGCGTGACGATGGGGTCCGCAGTGAAGAACTCCTTGTACTGGCGATACACCCGCTCGAAGAACGCTTGCTCGTTGGGCAACAGCTTGCCTGTCTTGGTGACAGCAGCGATCTCGCGGAACGACAGACTCTGCTCCTGCGTGAACGACAGGTAGCGAGACGACAGGAGTTGCAACTCCACATCACGCATGGCCTCGCGGGCTGCGGTGTACGCCTTCCACTCGATACTGTCTTTGGTCAGGCCGGGGATGCCGGGTACGGTGACCGTCTCAGTGACCACCTCTCCATCACGCATGAACGTGTCACGGTATGTGAAGCCGTCACGCATCTGCTCCAGCGTCAGCAGACCCATGTTGTACAGCCGGTTGATCTCGGCTTGATTGGGCACCAACTCACCCGTGGTCCGGTCTATGGTGTAGAGCGGAGTGCGACCCAGTTCCTGTGTCGTCGGGATAGTGGAAAACTTCAGTCGCTGCGCTGCGTACAGGATGCGGTTGACTTCCTCATACTGCTTTTCCGAGATGCCACCGAACTTCCACGGTGCGCCGGGAATCTCCACAGCGCGACTCAGTAGCGGGTCCAGCTTCTCGTTGAGCGCGTTGCGCACCTGCATGGCGATGCCACGCCCCTGCCGCAGAGTCCGATCCACTTCGTAGGCACCTGCGTTTTCGCGGGCACGGAAGTTCATCAGGCTGAAAGCCTGCGCCAGGAACTTGTCTGCGGACTCGAACGTGTTGCCTGCTACACCACGGATCTTGCGGAAGGCTTCGTCAAAGTTGTCGGGCAGACCATTGATGTTGTCCCGCATGAGGTTCTCTGCCGCCGCGTTATCCATCCGAAGGTCGCCAGAACGTGCGTAACGCCCCACGTTGTCAGGGTCTTGCCCTGACTCGATGGCCTGCATCCGTGTGAAGACATCTTGTACGGTGAATGCAGATGAGACCTGACCGGTGCGAACGTACCGACGGGCTTGGTCAACCCAGTAGCGTGCTGCCTCGTCACCGAACTGAACTCCCAACTTGTTGAGGGCTGACTTGATGGCGTTCCAGATGCGTGCGATGTAGCTGACATCGAGCGCCGCAGCGAAGTCGGACAAGTACTCCTCGACTGCCTCAGCCTTGGGTAGGCCACGGGCTTCCATCGCTGCATCCGCAGCAAGCTGCACGTTGGGGCTGAGGTCGTAGATCTCGCCCATCAACTTGTCGAAGTCCTTGGCAGGGATCAGACTGCGCAGACCGATGTGGCCGAGCGTCTCGTGTGCCAGGACGAAGCGAAGCTGCTGCTCTGTACGGATGCGATCCGTGAAGACGATGATCTCGTTCTTGCCGAACGAGTACGCTGCTGCCGGTGTCGTGTCGAAGTCGCCGTCAGGCCGAGCCGCTGCCGCTCGGGCGTGTAGTTGGGGGTTTGTGGCCCGCAGATCGGCTTGATTGCGGAAGGTGTAGACCGTC